CATCAGCTCAGAATGGCTCTGAAGCTCTTGAGTTCTTCTCTCAGAATGGTAAAATGACTATCGTATCTTCTATCTTCGTAAAAGAAGGTAATGCTTACGCTATCAATCATGATCAATTCCTAAGAGTTGGATCTACAGATCTTACTTTCAAAAACCCTCTAAGTAATGAAGATTTCTTCCACTTACTAGAAAACAATGCAGGTGTTGGTATCCGTTGTTACACAAATCAAGCTTTGTTCTGTACAAAGATTGGTCATCAACTAGTATTCACTAACATTGCTCCGGGTGTAGTCTAATTTTCAAACAGTTACGCAATGTAGCTAACAAAGGGGAGGCTTCGGCTTCCCCTTTTATTTTATACACTTAAATAACAAATATAAGTATCGAGGTGTCTAATATGGCGATAACTTTAATTGTAAATAACACTCCATTTGATTATCCTGAACAAGGAGAACAACAACCTTGGGGAGAAGCAGCCAGCGGTTGGGCTACAGAAGTTACAGCAGTAATAAACTCGCTTAAAGGTCCTAGTGATATTTTAGAAACCTCCGCACCATTATTGATTAATCAAACAAAAGCAGTAATTCCAAATTTCTTCTTTGATCCCGGTACAGTGGGGGCTTTTTCTGCAAGTGGATTTATCTCTATTGCTGACGAAGTTACGGAGCGTTTTTTAATTGAAGGCAGGAGAAATGGAACATCTTGGGATTATACTATTGAGGGAATTGGCGACTCTGGAATTAAATTAGAAGTTGAAGATACGGGACAAGTAGTATATACTAGTGGAGTCTTTAGTACAACGAAAAGTTCATACGTAAAATTTAAAGGCACTGCTCTTATAAAGAAATAAAGGCTATAATGTCAAATATATTTACTAGATTTTTTAAAGGATTAATTCTCAGAGGTGAAACTTCTGATCCATCTGATAATATCGAAGGATCTATTTTTCATAATAGTAGTGACGGAAGATTAAAAACTTATATCGAAGGAGCTGTTAGACAGATATTAACTAATAGCCAAGGACAAACCCTTACCAATAAAACAATCAATGTCAGTAATAATACTGTCGTAACAACGGCTGTAGGTAATCTTTCTAGTACAGAATTAAACGCAGCACTGAACGAATTGCAGACAGATATAGATACTAGAGTAATTGGTCCGACAAGTTCTGTAGATAACCAAGTAGCCAGATTTGATGGAACTACAGGTAAACTAATAGACTCTGTATCTGGGAGTACGTTGTCAGATACCGGAATTATGGCTTCTAGCCAATTCCAAGCAGATTTAGCTCTTCTAACAAATCGAGCACTTGTTTTACAAGGAAGTGTGGCTAATATATCTACTGGTTCTAACGTAGTCCTAGCTTCTAATTCATACGCAAGATTACGACTTACGGGGGTAGGATTAGTATCTATCGGAGGTATAGCTACTCCAACATCAGGAAGATTATTTATCTTAAGTAATGAAACTGGTGGAGATATTACAATAGTACACGATGATTCTACAGTAGCTGAAATTTCAAATAGATTTTATACTCCAGATGGGACTGACTTTACTTTTAAAAATAATTCAATGATTTGGTATATGTATACAGATACTATAAACCGACATGTAATTATTTCTGGAGGAACAAGCACTACTAGTGGAGGCGGTGGAGGCGGAGGTGGTGGAATAAGTTATGCTAGTATTAGTATTTCCGCATTAAATATTGATTGGAGTTTAGGAACTACGTATTATAAAACCATTTCCTCGAATACATCATTTACCTTTTCAAATCTTGTTGAGGGAAAAACAATAACAGTGATAATTACAGGAGATAGTTCTGATCGTATTATAACATTCCCATCTACTAAACAGGCTGCTGGATATTTAGAAAGTGTAGTTTATCAAAACACCACTACAATATATACTTTTACTAGAACCAATGGAATAACTTACTGTAGTTCATTTTCTGGAGTTATCTGATGAGTGATTATTTAAAAAGTAAAAAGTTTAGTTCTTTTACTCTCAATACATCTTACATCGGACCTACTTTTTATCTTACCACTACGGGCACTTCTCGATCTTTATCAACTCCTAGTGTTAACTTATATTCTTCTAATCTAGGAAATTTATATTTCTATAATCCCGAATCTCTTGCGACAAGTGGATTTATTGATAACAATAAGATAATAGGCTTAGTTAATTTACAAAAATTTAAATCAACTTCTTCTCCTTCCCCCGGTGTCTTTGAGAATGCTCTAATTAGTCCAGACGCTATATTTAACGATAGTATTAAAGAAGGAAAGGTATCTAATTTTTATAGAATAGTTGAAAAAGAAACTTATTCTCCGACTTATAATTTTGGTCTTTATATTTCTCTTTCCGACGCTACTAACTATGGTGGTACAAGTTGTAAATATTTTATAAAATTATTGGAAAACGGTACTCCGGACGACATATTTAATCAGCAAGCAGTTTTTAATTTTGATCCTTTTTCTGGAACTACCACTTATTATTTCAATTCTCTTATAAATGCCATACAAACCCAGTTAGACGGAAAAATATTACTTGGTGGTAGTTTTACTAATTATAAAAGTGCGGGCAATAATCGCCTTATAAGACTTAACATAAACGGAAGTTTAGATACAGCCTTCTCTACAAATGCTAATGCTGCTCTTAGTAGCGTCACAAATATTTTTGATATTCAAATTCAGTCTGATGGAAAAATAATAATAGCCTGTAATGAATCTATTCTTAAATTTAAAAGATTAAATACAAATGGAACTGAAGACACTACTTATTATACCAATAGTTCAGCCGTAGGTATTAATGTTACAGGTTCTGCGAGTGGTGTCAGAACTTATTTACAACCTGATGGCAAGCTTATTGTTTTTGGAGGAAGCCTTAATCATCTTGTTTATGGAAGTTGCTATATTCTGAGATTAAATACCAATGGCACTGAAGACACTAGTTTTACAAATAGTGTTACTCGACCGTCTGGAATAAACGCTTTTAATGGTAACATTCGATCTGTTATTCAATATGGCGGTAAATTATATTTTGGGGGTAGATTTACTGAGTGGACCACTAATCCTGTAAATCAAGGACTATCGTATTTAATATCATTTAATTCTGACCTTACTTTGAATTCAACATTTAATAATGTTGCAGTTAGAAGTGGAACGACTCCACTTTTATCCATAAGCAATGCTTCTACTAATCCCATTCAACTGACAACATCTGTTAGCGGATTATTGATAGTAACTGGTAGTTTTATTAATTATAAAAATATAAAGTTTTTAAATAATTGCATTTTTCTTTCTCCCTCTACAGGAGAATTATCTATTGAAAATTCTAAAAGAGTTGTTAATTATGGAACTAGAACAAGAAAGTTTCATGGAGCTATTAATAGAATTAAATACTCTAGTGCTGATGATAGCTATGTAGTAGGGGGGAATTTTCTTAATTATGGAGAGCTTTTATATTCCTCTACGGATAATCTGGCATCCAATACTCGATCAAGTTATTTAGTTAAGTTAAACAGTGACGGCACTTCAAATAATTCTTTTAATACTAATTGTGTTTATTTAGGAGCATCCAGATTTAATAACATTGTTTCAGATATTGCCGTTCAAGGTGATGGGAAGGTTAATCTGGCGGGTAGCTTCACAAGTGTCAGTTATGCTGACATAGGACCTAGTAATATAAATAATATAAGATATTTTCTAAGACTAAATCCAGACGGGACTCCAGACCAATCATTTATTCTTAATTCAAGCGTTGTTTTTAGTTCTGGAACTTATGTTTCAAGATTTTCCAGTACTGTTGCAAGAGTTCTTGTATTATCAAATGGTAAAATTTTAGTAAGTGGGGCTTTTACGAATTATACTGGAAGCGCAGGAGGAACTGTCACAGGACTAAGTAGATATATTAGACTGAATGCAGATGGTACAGAGGATAGAGCATATAACGATATTGCAACAAGAAGTGGAACTACTGCGAAGTTTAGTTCTACGATAAATGCTATTTGTGAGCTTTCTTCGGGTCAAGTTATTGTGGGTGGTGCTTTTACTAACTATGGCGGCGTTACTGGATATTCTAGGCTTATTATTTTAAGTGCTTCCGGTGCTATTACTGCTGCGGAAACTTCTTTTATAAATAACGCAATTGTAACTGGTACAACTGCGAAATTTTCTAGTGGTGCAATTACTTCAGTAGTTGAGCAGCCAGATGGAAAAATACTTATTGGAGGATCATTCTCTAATTATGGAGGAATTTCAGGTGTAAATTGCTTTATTAGATTAAATGCTGATGGAACATTAGATTCCTCGTTTGTGAATAACGCAAGTGTCATCGGTACTGCTCCTAAATTTGTTCTTGGACAAGTGGACAATATAACAATTGATTCAGACGGTACTATTTTAGTTGGAGGAAATTTCAATTATGCTCCTGATGGAGTTAGTGTTTCTTACAGAAGATTTATGAAATTTAATTCAGATGGAACTGTTAATACTTCTTTTATGAATAATTGTCGATTTAGTAATACTTACACTACTAATGTAGCTTCATGTCTAATTTCTGATGAAAAATACCTTGTTGGTGGAAACTTTACTAATTATCATGATGAAAGATCTTATCTTGATTATGATAAATTTGATTATTTTGTTATTCTTGATAGAAATGGTAATATAGATTAAAATAAATAGGAAATAAAATGGCAAACGTGTTTAAACGATTCGTAAAGGGCATTTTACTTGCGGGAGAAACTACGGTTCCTTCCGACAATAAGAATGGCTCTATTTTTTATCATTCTTCAGATAGTAGAATAAAAACCTACGTAGAAGACGCTGTTAGAGAGATTGTAACGAATTCTCAAAATCAAAACCTTACAAACAAAACAATTAGTGCTAGTAGTAATAGTATACTAACTGCCGCCTCAGGTAACTTGTCTAGTACAGAGCTAAATGCAGCATTATCCGAATTACAAAGTGATATTGATACAAGAGTAAGTCAAGCTGCATTAACAGCACATATTAATGATTTTTCAGGTGCTCACGATGCAGCAGCTATTTCTTTTGATAAACTACCATATACGATAACTTCCAATGATGTTCAAGGTGCTATTGGAGAAACTTGGGTTACTTTGCAAGGACATATTGCGGATTCTTCAGATGCTCACGATGCTTCTGCTATTTCAGTAATTCCATCTGGTACACTTGCATCTACTGATGTACAAGCAGCTTTACAAGAACTTCAAACTGACGTAGACTCTAGAGTTACTACTGCGTCTAATGTGGGAACCGGATCTGGAGTTTTCAAACAAAAAAGCGGATCTACTCTGGAGTTAAAATCCTTGTCAGCAGGGTCTAACATTACCATTACAGAAGTTGGAGATTCACTTCAATTATCTGCATCTGGTACAATAGGCGTAAATGACGCTACAACTTCAGTTAAAGGTATTTTAAAATTAGCTGGAGATCTTAGCGGCACAGCAGATTTACCCACAGTCGTCAGCGCAACAACTTCTACTAAAGGCATTGTTAAACTAGCAGGAGATCTTGGGGGTACAGCAGATTTACCTAAAATTATTAAGCCTACTTCTACAGTGTCTTTGCTGGATGTGGATTGGAGTTTAGGATATGTTCACTACAAGGAGATATCTGCAAATTCCACATTTACATTTTCAAATCTAGAAGATGGAAAAATAATATCATTAATAATAAAAAATACGGGAGCAGCTACGTATAATATAACTTTACCTACAGTAATTAAAACTGCTTCTATGGATTTAACAATACAAGCAGGAAAGCAAAACGTGTATACTTTTATAGCAACAAGTACGAGTGTCTACGCTACGGCTGTGACACAAATGGCATAGTATATGGCAATGATACCTTTTTCATATTTGTCAGGCAGCTCCATTCCATTAGGAGAAACATGGACTGTAAGTGCTGGGCTTCCCTATGAGTGGTTTTCAGTAGCTTATGGGAATGGAAGATTTGTTTCTACGGGAAAAGATAGAATAGCAATGTCATCCACCGACGGAATTAATTGGACATTTTCTACAATACCTAAGTACCCATTATCGGCTGATCAAAGTTTTTCAAATTTAGTATTTGGTAACGATAAATTTGTAGCTACTACGTCTGCTGGAGTGGAAAAATTTGCTTGGTCTTATGATGGAATAACTTGGAATAAAGTACTTAATTCATTTGAAAATGCTGCTGGAGCTTGGCTTTCTTCTACTTATGGAAACGGTAAATTTATTATTTTAGGGTCTAATGGAGTAGGTGCAGTTTCTTCAAACGGAATAAATTGGACTCAAATTTCTTTGCCACAAGCAAATTCTTGGCGTGGAGTTACTTACGGAAACGGAATATTTGCTGCAGTATCTTCAGATGGAACAAACAGGGTAATGACATCTGTTGACGGGGTAACTTGGACATTAAGAAATGCAGCAGCAAACAACAATTGGAATAAAGTTGCTTTTGGGAATGGAGTATTTGTGGCAGTATCAGGAGAGAGCGCATTTAATACAAGTCCTCAAAGGATAATGATTTCTTCAGACGGAACAAATTGGAGTATGGTTACATCTAGCAACATAAGAGTATGGGGTAATGCAATATTTGCAGACGGGCTATTTGTAATAATGGCGACTCCTTATGGATTTGATGGAGTAGGCTATTTAATGACATCTACAGACGGATTAAATTGGACTCCAAGAAATATTCCCGGTTATGAGTATACTTGGAGAGGTATTACATATGGACAAGGAAAATTTTTAGCTGTATCTAATACAGGAACGAATAGAGTAATGACTGCAATTTAAAGGATAATATATGCCAGCAAAAAGTAAAGCACAGTTTAGATTAATGAAAGCAGCAGAAACTAATCCTGAGTTTGCTAAAAAAGTAGGAATTAGTCAAGAAACTGCAAAAGAATTTACTAAAGGTAACGTAGGTAAAAAACGATTTAAGAAACTAAAAGAAAAACTTGGATGCAAAAAGTGCTCCGAAGAATAGTATGAATAAACCAGCAGATCCTAAATTATACTCTAGAGTAAAACTTGAAGCTAAGAAAAAGTTTAGAGTGTTTCCTTCAGCATATGCCTCTGCTTGGATAGTAAAAGAATATAAGAAACGTGGCGGTACTTACCGATGAAAGGATTAAAAAGATGGTTTGCTGAAAAGTGGACTGATCAAAAAGGAAATGAATGCGGCTCTGGTAAGTTAAAAAACGTACCTAAATGTCGTCCTTCTAAACGCATCACTAGTAACACTCCTAAGACTTGGAGAGAGCTTTCTCCAGCTCAAAAGAAGCGAGCTGTAGCTGATAAAAACAAAGCTACAAGAGAAGGAAGACAGTTTGGCAAAGTTAGATTTGAAAAACTAAGAAAGAGGCTATCGTGAGATTTAAAAAACTAAGAGATACTTTGGGATGTAATAGTCCCAGAAGAACCCCGGGGGAACGTAAAAAATTTGTGGTGAAAGCTTGCGAAAATGGACAAGAAAAAATTGTACGTTTTGGCGATCCTAATATGAAAATTAAAAAACATATACCAGAAAGACGTAAAAGTTTTAGAGCAAGACATAAATGTGATCAAAAGAATACTAAACTTTCAGCTCGATATTGGAGTTGTAAGAAATGGTAAAAAAAATTAAAAATAAAAAAAAAGAAGTAGAGATACTAAAAGAAACTAATATATTTGATAAAATTCAAAAAGAAGGCATACCTATAGTTTTGTTTCAAGATCCTATACACAAAACTCCAAGTATATCGCTAACTTTATTAATTATATCTTTTTGTCTTAGTATTTTTGCTTTAATAAACAAATTTACTAAGATAGTAGATGGTGTAGATATTGATAATACTCTTGAATTATTCATTATTTGCGCATCATTATATTTTGGAAGATCATTTTCTAAAAAAATAAATAGGGAGTAGTATTATGGATATTAAAATGAGGATTAATGAAAAAATTACTACCTCGAAAGTACTTGGAGTTTTTGACGTAACTGACGAGAGTAAAATAAGAATAGTAGTAGAAAATGCAAATTCTTCTAATACTCTTGAAATTAAAGCTAGAATATATAATCAAACAGATTTTGTTTTATTAAAGACAATTACAGGCAATGCTAATGAAATCGTAAATGTATCTACTTATGAAGAGATAAAAATAGAGTGTACAGTTTTTTCTTCTACTGGAACTGAAGTTAAAATAGTAGCTGCTTCTTTTAATGATGCCGGAGGTTCTGCTATAGATTCTATAGGTGTTCCTTCCGGCGATGATATTACAGATATCGAAACTCTAAATCTAACGTCTAGCGATAATAGCATTGGTATATCAGGGAATAACTCTACTAAAACAATTGATTTTACTTTTAATGGTGGATATACTCCTTCTGATGCTACAGATTGGAGTCCTGCTCCAACAACTATTCCAGAAGCGTTGGATCAGTTAGCGGATAGGACTAGCTTTAATAAAATTTATGTTTATGAAAATAACGTATCAGTTTATTCCGATGGAACGCCCGGTGTTAGAGATACTTCTCCATTCATAAGAGATGGTTGGTATTTCCAAAATACAGGAGCTGGGGAAAAAATTAACTGGTATTTTTTTGACGGTAATCCGTTAAGTTCTACGTATCAAGGAAGTATACCTCAAAGTGATTTTCATCCATTTTTTATTCTAACTTTAGATAGTAAAAATGCAAAACCTATAATTGGAGTGTATTCTTTACCTACTGGAGTAAATGATACCATTCCCGGATTTGCACATTCTAGATGGGTTTATGAACTTTCCACAGCAGCTTTAACTCCATTAGTTGCAGGTAAGAAATATTTATTTTACACAACACAAAATCCCTCAGTTTACCCTGAATTAGAACATATTCAATTAGATTTAATTCCAGCTCAATCAACAGGTGATAAAAATCCATCTGAACTCATTCTAACAGCTTCTTTAGGATCAGATTCTTCTGAACCAGTAAATGAGGTTCAATGGCTGGTTGAGAGTATGGGAGTTTGGTCGCCTTCTGTCAAGCAAGAAATGCGGCTTCGTATTAGAACAGTTCCATTGAACTCATCTTCTAAAATAGACAGCATTTATTTACCAAGTTATGTAGATGATGTAGTGGAAGTATCGTCTTTTGCAACGCTACCTCTGATTGGAGAGGCAGGAAAGATATACATAACTTTAGATACAAATAAACAATATCGATGGTCGGGCAGTACTTATATTGAGGTATCACCTTCGGAAGTAAACTCTGTCAATGGTAAAGTTGGAATAGTAGTTTTAAATAAATCAGATATTGGTCTAGGAAATGTAGATAACACTTCTGATTTAGATAAGCCTATCTCAAACGCTACCCAAACAGAACTTAATATCCTAGATGGTAGGTTAGATAACTTAGAAGAAATCAATAGCGTACGAAAATTTCATGTATTTGAAGACAACTTACAAGTATATGCAGACGCAAGACCGGGGATAAAAGACCCAAGTACAAATATTTATAGTAATGGACTTATTCGAGATGGTTGGTATTTTAAAAATACGATAGCTGGACAAAAAATAAATTGGTATTTTTTTGATGGCACAACGCAAGGAACCATTACATTAGGTAATTTTTCAGCATATGCTGTTATGACTTTTGATGCCATAACTGCTTATCCTATATTAGCAGTGTATACTTTTCCAACAGGTAGTGGAGATGTTAGACCGGGATTTGCTCACTCAGTTGTTGTATATGCTAATCCTCTTTCTCCTGCAGCAGTAGCTGGTGTAAAATATCTAGTTTATTTTGGAGACGAACCTGCTGCGCATCCCGAACTTCCAAGAATACAATTAACTAAAAGTACAATATCTTCCGCAGGAGATCAAAATCCAGCGGAAATAGTTTTAACAGTTTCTTTTGGATCAGATTCAGCAGAACCTGTAAACGAAGTTCAGTTTATGGTTGAAACATTAGGGGTGAACTCTCCTACTGTAAAACAAGAAATTGATCTAAGAATTAAACCTTCTTCTCAGAGTGATTTTTCAAGTCACATAAATAATTTTAGTAATCCCCATGCAGTTACCAAAACTCAAGTTGGATTAAGTAATGTAGACAACACTTCTGACTTAGACAAGCCGATTTCAACAGCAACTCAAACTGCACTGAATTTAAAATACGATGCTTCAAATCCTGCAGGATATATCACATCAGCTCAAGCACCTGTTCAATCTGTAAATACTCAAACTGGAGCTGTAAATTTAGAAGCAGAAGATATTCCATTTACTCCATATGGAACTATTACTTCAACAGATGTCCAAGCTGCAATTGAAGAATTAGATGACAAAACATCAGTCGTTTCTGATATTGCTGCAGATACAAAAGAACCTACAGGATTTGTAGATAGGACAGAATCGACCACTTCTTTTGATGACTCTTCTAGATTGTTTACAATTCAACCAGTAACTACTTCTTTTAGTTTTTATATTAAAGGAACTAAATTTACAAAAACTACTTCTCAAAGTATAACGATTCCAAATTTAGCTGGAAATCATTATGTTTACTTTAATGATGTAGGAAACCTAGCTACTACACAAACATTTACAAGTTCTATAATTGAGCAATACGCTTTTGTAACAGTTATCTATTGGAACACAGATACTAACACGCATTCCTATTTTGCAGAAGAACGACATGGCATCACAATGGATGGAGCCACGCATTCATATCTACACACCACTTTTGGAGCAAGATATATATCTGGATTAGCTTTGGAAGATTTTACAATTGGAGATGGATCTAGTGATACTCATGCTCAGTTTACTGCTGATTTAGGATCTATAAGAGATGAAGATTTATATTTGCAATTACCAGCTCAAGCTCAAATTCCTATTTTATTTAAGCAAGGTCAATTGTGGAGAAAAAAGTTAGCAGACAATTTTCCATTAATCTACAATGATGGAGTATATTATTCAGGTCCAAGAATTCCATTTAATGAATTTGTAGCTGGTTCTTGGCAATTGTCTCCGGTGGATAGTAACAAATTTGTTCTAGTTCACTTTTTTGCTACTAACGATAAGGAAACTCCTATTGTAGGTATACAAGGTATTGCTCAATATAATGATATTCCTGCTGCTAGAATTGCTGCAGGAACTGAGATATCAAGTTTATCAGGGCTTCCTTTTGCTGAATTTGTAGCAATTGGAACCGTAGTATTTCAAACAAATACATACGCAAATACTCCAGACGCAAGAGTTAGGAATATAAATGGAGCAAATTACGTAGATTTTAGAGGAACTCAACTATACACCCCAGCAGGAGAAGCCACAACTCATGGACTTCTTTCCGGATTAGATAAGGATGATCATACTCAATATTTAACGGAAGCTAGAGGAGATGCAAGGTATTATACTCAGACACAAATAGATGTAATAGAATCAACTCTACAAGCTGACATAGACACTAGAGCATTAGATAGTACAGTTATTAAAAAAGATGGCTCTGTAGCTTTCACAGCAAATCAATCTATAGGCGGTTTTAGACTTACGAACGTAGCTAATCCCGTAGGATTAACAGATGCTGTAAATTTACAAACCTTAAATGCGTCAATTGGATCTTCTGGGGATATTGTTGAAAAATCTTTTTCTATTGTAGAAAGTCAAACAAGTACATCTGTTACAGATTTCATATTCCCAAGTGCCAGCATAAAATCATTTACTGCATTAGTTTCTGTAACTATAGATGCTACTTCAGATTTGAATGAGCAATTTGAATTAAATGGAATTCAACTTTCCTCAGGCTGGGTAGTTTCTACAATAAGTAGAGGGGACAATACAAATGTAACTTTTGACGTAGATTCTACTGGTCAAGTTAGATACAGTAGCTCTACTTATTCTGGTTTTGTTTCTGGAACTTTAAAATTTAGAGCATTTACTACGAGTATCTAAGGAAGTTTATGTCTACTAATCGCAAGCCTAGTTCAATGGATCACACTGGAGCTATAACCAATTCTCATAATGAAGAAGCAAAAGCTCTAGATGTAGTTACGGTAAATAGTTTAGTACCTGCTAGATATGGAAAAGTGGAACTGGAGTATATAACTACAGGGAGTGCTGCTGGTCAAGTTGGAAAAGCAATGTACTATTCTAATGGAACATATCAAGAAATAAAAATTATATGTAAAGGTAATGAGCTAGGCACAGCTCACAAAACCACTATAAATTTCATTAATAGATCAGCTAATTCTCTAGCGGGTCAATATTTCGTAATATACGATGATGTTGGCGCAGTTATGGTATGGTTTAATTTGAATTTTAACAATACAAAGCCTAACAATTTAGAGTGTTACAGGGATATTGAAATAAATCTACTTAGCTCTCACGATTATGAAACAGTAGCTAAAAGAACTTCTAATACAATAAGTATGGATTCTAAGTTCGTAGCCCTATATAGTTCCTCTTATGTAATAATTTCAAGTTCTTCAGCCGGAGTAAGAGTTAACTCTAAAGATGGCAATACAAATTTATTTATAAAAAATACGGAAGGTATTGATTCTAAAACTTTAAATAACAAGTATTTTATCATAAACTCAGCGGATAATGAAGATAGCTATTACGTTTGGTATAACGTAGGTGGAACTGGAGTAGATCCTAATATTTCAGGAAAAGTTGGGTTAATGGTCAATATTCCAAATAATGCAAAAAGTGCAGAAGTTGCTATTAATACTAAAATAGTACTAGACGCTACTTTGAAATTTATAACAAATATAGATAATGACAGCTTATTTATTTCAAATAAAAAAATTGGAGAGGCTGTTGTAACTTATGATAATTCTGCAGGATTTACTATTTTAATGCAGAAATTAGGTGAAAGTAGAAACTTACTGGTTACTCTAGTTTTGTCATATTCAAGTGACGGAAGCATCAACTCTGTAGAAAGGATTTAATATGAAATTAAAGTTTAACCCCTTTACAGCTAACTTTGAATATGTGGCAGAAACTATTTCTAGTGAGAAGATCTTGACAAGAGGGGAAGTAATCACCAGTATATTAATTGATAGAACTGAAGATCCTTCTAGAGAATATGCAAATCTAGACATAGCTTTTGACGAAGATTCAATTCTTTACGCTGATGATGATTTTGAATCATGATAAATCCTCATATTGTAAGAAAACCGAGTAATCCTAGTGCTGCTCCTCCTGAAGCAGGTATGCACTGGATTAATACGCTAACTAACGAAGAATTTTTTTCTGTAGGCACTTCCGATATAAGTGATTGGATACCTAGAAGACGTTCTGGATTTATTTTATATACAGTGATAGTAACTCAACAAAATTTAAACGATAAATCACTCATTTTACCACACACTCCAGTTTCATCGGAAAGTGTCTCTATAACTTTTGTAAATGGCACAAGTCAAGTAAATGGAATAGATTATACAGTTTCAGGAAATTTAGTTTCATGGGATGGAATGGGATTAGATAATTTTATAGAACTTAATGATGTGCTGATTGTTCAGCACTAATTCTCTGAGGAGGGAATAAATATATGGCACAACAAATTAAAAAGAAGTTTATCGGGAACGATCAAATCGACTCGACAAAAATTAAACTTCTACAAAACCAAGCCGTTAGGGCAGTAGATTCTACTGGAACGGAACAAGAACTTATCAAGTTAGGAGCAACTGATGAAGTTTTAGTAAAAGGTCAAGAAGTAGGTTTAAAGTCCGAAATTGACGCAGAAGAGTCTCGTGCGGAATTAGCAGAGTCATCTTTACAATTTCAAATTGATCAAGAAGAATCTCGTGCAATGGCAGAAGAGTCTAGCATTAGAGCTTTAATTTCAAGCAGTTCTTCAGATCAAGGTCAGGCGGTAAGTGATGAGCAATCTCGTGCAGAAGCTGCTGAAAGTGCGCTTGACTCTAGACTTGATGCATTAGAAGCCGATCCGACGACTAAAACTTATGTAGACGAAGAGGTTTCTGGATTACAGCATCAAATTGATAATGTACTAAGTAATCTTGATCCTGCTTCTTTAGATTCATTAACTGAAATTGTTTCAGCTTTTCAAGCTATGGACGGGGAGTTAGAAGGGACAATTTCTTCTTTAGCTCATAGTTCGTCTGAGGCTGTTCAAGCAGAACAATCTCGTGCAGAACTAGCAGAATCTAGTCTACAATCTGCAATCACTGCAGAAATCTCTAGTAGAATGGCTGATGTGGATGCTGAACAATCTCGTGCTGAACTACAAGAGTCGTCTCTACAAGCTCAAATTACTGCAGAGATTTCTCGTGCAGAATTGGAAGAGTCTAGTTTACAATTCCAAATTAGCCAAGAGCAATCTCGTGCAGAAATGGAAGAGTCTAGTTTACAAGCTCAAATTACTGCAGAGATTTCTCGTGCGGAATTAGAAGAGTCTTCTTTGCAGTTCCAAATTGAGGAAGAAGAGTCTCGTGCTATGTTTGCGGAAAGCGCACTTGATTCTAGATTATCATCATTAGAAGCAAATCCTACGACAGCTTCATATGTAGACGCTCAAATCTCAAGTGTTCAATCTTCAATTAGCCAAGAACAATCTCGTGCTGAACTAGAAGAATCTTCGTTGCAATTTCAAATTGACCAAGAAGAATCTCGTGCAATGTCTGCAGAATCTAGCTTACAATCAAGCATCGCTGCAGAAATTTCTAATAGAATAGTTGATGTAGACGCTGAACAATCTAGAGCAACTGCTGCAGAGTCTAGTTTGCAGTTTCAGATTGAGGAAGAAGAGTCTAGAGCTTTATTAGTAGAAGCATCTATTCAATCCGAACTAAGTGATTTAGATGGATATGCTCAAGACATACGTTCAGATTTAGATGCTGAAGAATCCAGAGCTTTAGCAGCCGAATCTAGTTTACAAGTTGAAATTAGTTCTTCCGTTCAAGAAGAAGAATCTCGTGCTATGTTAGCGGAATCTAGTTTACAATCTGCACTTACTGCTGAAATTTCTAATAGAGTAGCTGATGTGGATGCTGAACAATCTCGTGCTGAACTAGCAGAATCTAGCTTACAAGCAGCTATTACTTCGGAACAGTCTCGTGCAGAATTGGAAGAGTCTTCTCTACAATTCCAGATTGATGAAGAAGAATCTCGTGCTATAGCCGCAGAATCTAATTTACAAGTTCAAATTGACAGTCTATTGAGTAATATTGACCCTGCTTCTTTAGATTCTCTTGCTGAAGTTGTTTCAGCTTTCCAAGCTGCAGACAGTGATCTACAAGGTACACTTTCTACTTTAGCTGGAAATTCTTCAGGTAATATCGCAGCAGAACAATCTCGTGCTGAATTAGCGGAGTCTAGTTTACAAGCTGCAATTGACCAAGAAGAATCTCGTGCCATGTCTGCGGAAGAAGCTTTAGATTCTAGACTTGATGTTATTGAGCCAAAAGTTTCTACACTTGAAAGCGAAATGGATCAAGCTCAAACAGATATCTCTTCTCTTGATTCTAATAAAGCAAATAAGAGCTTAAGTAATCTTGATGCTGTTACAGCTATTCCAGCGTCTGTAACTGATTTACAATCTGAAAATACTTCACAAGTATTTGCCTCAGAATTTAAAATCAATACAAAAAATCAAGTAGATAGTAATTCTGGTAATATCAGAGTTATTTCAGGTGATGCAAGTGGTAATGTTGTTTCCGGAGGCGGTAGAGTTGGATCAGGTATTAACTCTAATGCATCAAGAGCAAGTGCTACAACTGCAGCTACTGGATTAGTATCTATGGTATCAGGAGCTATCTCCGGAGGTACGCAAGGTTCTACAGGTTCAGCTACGGTTTCTACTGGTAATGTTAATGCTTCTGCAGTAACAGGTAATACTGGAGCAATTACGGTTAGATCTGGTAACAATTTTGGAGTAGGTACTTCTGGACAATTATTAGTAGAATCAGGATTTAGTATAAACGCTGCTGGAGGAAAATCTGGACCTATGTATTTTGGTTCAGGTAAATCTATGGCTGCAAGTTCTGGAGATGTACTAATCTATTCAGGATCTGTAAATAACAGTCTTGGTTTAAATAACTCCGCTAATACAAACCCAACAGGTCAAATTACTGTTGAAACTGGTGTTTCGGTAAGCTCCGCAGCTACTGGAGCTTTAAATTTACGTTCGGGAGCAAACTCTGGAACAGGTAACTCTGGTGATGTAAGTATCGAGTCTGGTTCAGTTGTTTCTGGCGTTAGAGGTAAAGTAAGCGTTTCAGCAAGAGTTGTTGAAATGAATACTGTCCTTGATATGCAGTCTAACAGAATTATTGATCTTGCTGATCCTATTTCTGCTCAAGAAGCTGCAACCAAGGCTTATGTAGATTCACGCCGTCCTATCTTTAATAAAGAAAGTTTCGTAGTTGGATCTAATAGCATTGGAGCTACTCATGTTGATTTAGCTCATGAAGCAGATGCTATGTCTTTAGTTGTTTTCGTAGGTCGTCTTGCTCTTCACAAAGATGAAGACTATACTCTCTCAGTAGAATCTGGTGTAACTAGAATTACTTGGACAGGAAGTTTTGCATCTGGCGGGGACGAGGAAGTCGCTAACGGAGATAAAATTTTTGTAACTTACTCTCGTTAAGAGTAATAATCGGGGGGGAGGAGAGAAATCTCCTCTCTTTTAATTGTGCGGTAAAATAGCCGAAACGCACACGGCAAGGAGAATTTATGGCATTAGTGTCGTATACTCAACCTGCAGCAGGACAACCTATGCAGTTTACAATGAATAAAAATGATCTTTTAACAATACCTAAGGTAATGGCAGATCCATTTTTTTCATTAGAATCTAACTGGTTTAGAGTTAGTTTCGTATTTAAACACACAACTTCTGGAAAGAGATTCGTACCTTCTTTTAGAACATTCTCAGCTACAAAGTATTTGAGAGTCAGAAATGGAATGGAAGGGGGGCATAATTTTGAACTTAAAAAAATTATTATCTCTAAATCGGATAGAACTTTTCTAGTTATCAAAACTAACGAGATTCCTAGTGTGGAAGCTTATGCTTTTGCTCTTATGGGATCTGGTGGCGGTGGCGGACAAGTAGATCCTCCTGCTCCAGTAGTGTCTCTTAATTCACTTGGATCTTTCTTTGATGGTAGATTATCAGTAACTCAATCAGTTTTTAGTAAATATAGCGATTCTGCTTTTTTTAGTGCTGCTGATAGATTTGTAACTGTCTCAGATTACTACCATAGTGAAGGAGGGAATGTTTCTTTTGGGGGAATACCTTTAAAAAGTGCAACCATTGATTTAGTTTCTGGACAATTAGATGCTGCATCCGCTGATCTTTTCCAAGATAACAGGATTAGAGCTATTCACCATAAATCTGATTTATCAAAATCTTGGATTATTGGACAGTTTAAAACAGAATTTAATGGAACCCAGTTACCAGCATTACCTGTGTACAATGGAACAACGGTTCAGTCAACAAATTGTTTTCGAGTATTGGAAATAAATAGGTCCACGGGAGCAGTCACTCATAAATTAGATATCCAAACAAGTTACGATGCAGTTGGTTTTGGCGGATCTCATAATCAAATGATTGACATGAAAGTAGATGAAGCTAATGGAGATGTATTTCTTTATAGTGGCAGTTATTTGGTGAAGTATAATTTTAATACAGGACCTGTTTGGGGAAAATCTACTCAAATAGGCTATGGTAGTTATGAAAAATATACACACAAGCTCACTATAACTGCTAATTCTGTTTTTGTAAATGTTAGAAATTATGACAATGTAGAACTTACCGGATATTCTTGGAATAATGGAGGTTACATTAAAGTAAGCAGAGCTGATGGTTCTAGAGATACGTCTTTCACAATACCAGTTGATGGTAACTATTATCCTGAGGTAATGAGAAGTATTTCATCTGATGGTTCTAAAGTGGCATACTTAATTTATGATACATCGGTAAGTAATCTTGTAGCTCATACTTATTCTAACGGATCTTGGACAAAACACAGTGCTTGTCAATTTGTTAATGGTGGAGTTTATGGTGTAATTGCCGAGAGTGATTATTTTTATGTATTAGCTTATGCTAGTTTTTATCCAAATGATAAGTATATTCAAAAAATAGATTATTCTGGTAATGTAGTATCTACAACATTTTTGAATATTGGTTCCAACTATTACAATAATCCTTCGCAGTATAGTTTTTTTAAAAATGGAGACAAGTTTTACTACAGACGCTATGATCATGTACTTGTAAAAAGAGATATATCAACTGGAGCTGAAGAAACTTTGGATATTCCTATAGCTTTTGATGGAAATACTCAATTTACACTTTCTTTTGTTAACAATAAAGTAGTAGTTGAGGTTCATAATCATCAATACCATAGTTTTACATTTAAAGATGAAACCTATCTACCGATTCCATCAACTCAAAATACTATAGCGGTTGGAGTATATAATGCTTCAACGGGAGCTTTAGTTAAAGCAACAGCCCACGCAGCTACTGACAGTTTTAACAGCTACAACACTAGATTATTAAAATCAAGTACAATCCAGAATAAGTGTTGGTTTGTTGGATATTATGGATCAATCCATGAAATCGATCTAGCTACGGGAATTGTTACTAAACTAACAGATATTTCACTTCAAGCAGTGCCTAGTCATACTCTTAGTGCAACTTTTGTAGATGGAAACTACTTATATGCAATAGCTGGAAGTACTGAAATTAGTGCAACTGATTCAACAGGTACTTATACAAAAAATTACATGACTAGAATAAACTTATCTACTAAATTAGTGGATCAATCTTTCAGTGTTTCTAATCCTTCGTGGGGCGAAGCCACTAACAGAAAAGTTCACGTAACTGATAACTTTATTTATGTAACAAGTATAGGTGTTCCTTATGGCGGTTATGGAAAATCAATGGTAAGATTTAGAAAATCTAACTTTACTGTAGAAACAATCGATTACACAGCCACGTTCCCAGTTTCAAATATACAATACTACCAAGAATTTATAGGAATTGCAAAACTAGATTCTACAAGAATTGTTGTATATGGAGATAAACAGTTCGGAGCAAATTCAGGATGGGCAAAGCCATATTTGATTTTTGATGAAGAATCAATGACTCCTGTTGCTTCTCAGCCTAGCTTTACTGGACAGCCTTCTGTATCTTGTTATTCTGCAGAATTTGGTAAACTAGTGACTATAGGCAGTGCTGCAAATTACTGGGAGACTGAAATAGCAGTTTATGATGTAGCTACAGAAACAAAAACGGTTTATATTAATGCATCTCAATATCAACCATCGGGATCATCACCAATGTTTAATGGTGGATATAGTACCAACTTAATGTTCTTTAATAACCATATATTTATAGAACTGGCATATAGTTCCAATTCGTATAAAAACAAACAATATACTGGTATTATTAAAGTCAACTCAAGTGGGGAAGTTGTTAACAGTTAACTAACTCAAGGAAGGGAAGGAAGCAATTCCTTCCTTTTTTTTTATAAAAAAACAAATGTACATAGGATATAATCGTAAAAAGGGGAACTTATGATGCAAGAATTCATGAAAATGTTAGCTAAAAAACAACAGGAACAGGGCGGTCCTAGAAAAGGACACGACATGGAAGCTAAAGCTTCTATGGCAAAAGAACTATCTGATATGCTTGGCGAAGACCTTACAGAAGGTATTAAAGACGCTAAGAGAGTTACAGTAGCTTCTGATTCTGAAGAAGGGCTTAAAAAAGGTCTGGAAAAAGCAGAAGATATCCTAGAAAGTAAAATGGAAGACGATTCAGAAGAATCTGAAGATATGAAAGATTCTGAAGACATGGAAGATTCTGAAGAAGACCCAGAAGAAAAAATTAAAGAATTAGAAAGGCAAATCGAAGAACTTAAAGCTAAGAGAAAATAATGGCATCTTCAATCAAAGCAGGTCTAACTACAAGTGGACTGCTTAAGTCAATTAAGCGTAGAGCCATGGTTCCTGATAATCAAAACACATTTAGTGATCAGGACTTTATTGACTTTTTGAATGAAGAAATGATGATCGGAATGGTTCCTTCCATTCTACAAATGAAAGAAGAATACTTTATTTTTAGACAAATAGTACCTCTTGTTGCCGAAAAATCAAATTACCCTGTCCCAGAAAGAGCACTTGCTAGTAAACTTAGAGAGTTGTGCTTCAAAGATACCCCTGCTAAAACAACTGGAAATGAGTATGAGATGACTCAAATAGCTGTCGATGACAGGTATACAGGTCTTTCAAACGGTACAGGTTCTAGTGATTTCACTGGTTTTCGTAGATTTTATATGATGGGCAGTGATGTTATCCTGCATCCTAGCGTAGGTCCTTCTCCATATGGAGCATTGGCTTTTTATTATTACCTTAGACCAAATACGATTGTAAAAGATAACTTAGTAGCTACTGTAAAATCAATAAACAGAGTTACCGGAGACATTACATTAGACAGTATCCCCACTGGTTATAGTGTGTATGTAGCTGGAACTAATAATACAGTACCCTCTACTTTTGACTTCGTAAAAACAAAATCACCACACAATATATTAGATATTGATATCACAATAAATTCAATAAACACATCTACGAAAGTTGTAAATGTAGCTTTAGATTCTATTCCAAAAGATTTAGAAATTGGAGACTATATGCCTTTAGCTGGACAAAGTTGTGTTCCAAATATTCCAACAGAATTACACATGGTTTTAGCTCAAAGAGTAGCTCAGAGAGTATTAGAAGCTCTTGGAGATACTGAAGGCTTAAACAATGCCACAGCTAAAATTGCTGAAATGGAAGGTAAACTTACTACAATGTTGGATAACCGAGTAGAAGGTGCTCCTAGAAAAGTAGTAAATCGTGCTTTAATGACTGGAGTAGCTAGAAATAGACGGAGGTAGTCGTGGCTTCTCAAGTAATAAATCTCAAGGCTGCAGGTCTTCAAACTAATTATCAGTCCTTAATGGAGATTTCTCCGGGTGCTCTATTAAAAGCAACAAACACTGTCATAAATAGAGAAGGTATTATAGAACCTAGAAGAGGGATAAAGACTTATTCTCCTTCTGAAGTAATAGCAAGCACATCTCGTCCAGTAAAACAATTACTTGAGTATAAAGGAAGAATACTACGGCACGTTGAAAACAGATTGCAATTTGACAATGGAATAGGAACTTTTACTAGTTTTGATTATTCTGCAATTGAAGAACCTCGTTCCGGATATAGAATTAAATCGATAGATTCTAAAAATAACCTATATTTTACCACAAGCGCAGGAGTTAGGAAGATTTCCGAAGCTTCCGCAAGTGATATAAATGTAAACTCTGTGAGAGAAGTTGGAGTTCCAAGAGCTTCTATTCGCAGTGTTAAAACTCTATACCAAGGAAATGGCAATCCTCTTTTTGGATTTTTTCCAGAATACACTCCTACTTCTACAGTATATGTAGCTTATAGAGTTACATGGTCTTATACAGATAAAACTACAAACCTACTTATAGGAGCACCTTCTCCACGAGTAGTCGCTTCTAACATAGCGAAAGAATCCTATGCTCACACTTATTTAGAAATAGATATTCCGAGTGAGATAGTAAACTCAATAAATCCTACAGAATACAGATACTCTATATATAGATCTGAGATAAACATAGAAGAGCCAACAGATGAACTAAGATTAATTTATGAAGCAAATTTAACTACGGGATATATTGCTGCAAACGTAGTTACTTTTGAAGATAAAGTACTAGAAGCGAATAGAGTAGGAGGTATTCCTCTTTATAGTAATCCAGAAACTGGAGAAGGTCCAACTAAAACAAATGAGCAACCGCCATTAGCGTATGATCTTGCTTTTTTTGAAGGACATTTATTCTATGCTAATACTAGAGAACGACATGCTACTCAATTAAAACTAGAGACTTTGGGATACTACGACGATGGTCAAAAACAATATCCTACTTTCCAAAATAAAAGCTTTTCCATTACAAATGGAGACATTACAAATACTTATACTTTTCAAGGAGCTAGAACTAGATATAATATAACTTGTCCTGCAGGTAGTGCAATTGTAAATTACTCATATATAAAATTGTACTCTAGCGATAATGAGAGAGTGTATCGTATAATTTTCAACAGAACTGATGTAACTCCCGATCCTCTTCTAACTAATGCTGGAGAAATTGATATTATAGTTAATGTAAGTAGTACAACTACAGCAGCACAAGTAGCCACTGCTATACAAACGGCATTAAGTATTGTCGGTAGTGCCGCCACTTATGATTTCACAGTTACTATTTCTTCTAATATCTTAACAATAGAAAATAAAAATAATGGAACTTCTCAATATTTTATACCGTCTCCCTTTATTTATACTCCTTTAGTTACAGGTTTAGGAGAGGATATTGTAAATAAAATTGTATTATTATCTGGAAACTCTAATAAAGAAGAAGCATTTAGAGAGACTATGACTTCTTTAGTAAGAGTTATAAATGCTAATCCAAATGAAATAGTAAGAGCTACCTACGCTTCAAACTTATACGAACTACAAGGAAAAATTGTACTAGAATCAAAATCCTTAGAGGACTTAGCTTTCTATCTAACTTCTCTAGATTCTGTAGAGATGATAACAAGCTTCACTCCTAATTTATCTAGTAACTATAGTAATAGTGCGATTGTTTATGATAACGTAAGTAAAACCACAACAGTTACTATCCCTGCTTTAATAGAACCAGATATAAAGGCTGGAGATAAAGTAGCAATTATACAATCAAGCTCTGCGGTAAATGGACAATATGTAATTGCTTCTACGCAATATACGGGAAGCACTTTTACGTATGTAGTTAATGGTGCAATATTAGCTTTAACTGGATTTTTTGGTAAAACTGTATCTGCTAAGTCAATAAGTAAATCTCCTCAAATTAAAAATAGAATATACTATTCAAAATTTTATCAACCAGAAGCAGTTCCTTTTTTAAACTTCATGGATGTGGGGAGTTCAGAATTTGAAATTTCTAGAATAATTACTCTAAGAGAATCTTTATTTGTTTTAAAAAAAGATGGTGTTTTTAGAATTGCTGGAGAAGGAGGAGCATCTCCCACTTTTAAGTCCTCTATTTTTGATAATACTTCTCTTATAGTAGCTCCAGATACTGCTGTAAATTTATCCAATCAGTGTTATTTTTTCAGCAATCAAGGAATAATGCGTCTTAATGAATCATCAATTGAAACTATATCTCGCCCAATACAAGATAAACTACTCCCCCTTATAACTACAAATTCCAATATATCAACCTTATCTTTTTCTGTCCCTTATGAGACGGATAGATCTTTTTTAATCTGGACAGTCGCAAACAAAACAGACACAAAAGCTAGTATATGTTATCGCTATAATATAGATACTTCAACGTGGACCGAATGGAAAATTACGAAGTATTGTGGTATTTTAAATGAACATCAAGATAAGCTTTATTTAGGCGGAGAGTATATTGAAGAAAATGGAAATGTCACATATTCTGTAGACATAGAAAGAAAAGACTTTACTAGATTTGATTATGCTGATCGAGACTTTACTTTTAATTTAACTGAAATTGATCTACAGGGAGTAGAGCTAGCCCCCTCTTCTATTTATAACTTCTCAGTAGGGGACGTTGTCTTACAAGAACAGTATGTTACTATGTACCAATTTAATAGTCTTCTTAAGAAGCTAGACATGGACATGGGTTTAGATGTGCATGATTTCTATAATTCAAATATAAAACTTGAGAATGGAAAGAGTTTATCTACTAGTATGAGTTTGTTAGTAGCTAGACTTAATTTAGCCGATTCTACGGAAACTTACACTTTTAGCGGAACTACTGATTTTGCAACAATTCAAACTGAATTTAATACAATTACAACTAAATTAAATAACTCTATAAAAACTTATTTTAATAACTATCTCCTCTCGTCTGGAACATTAAATTATGAAACAATTGTAATTTCTAAAAATATGAGTTATAATACAGTTGAGTTAAAAACAGAACAACCGTTTATAGCTGGTCCTATGAAAATATACAAAGCCATCTCGACTGAAATTCAATATGCTCCTCAACATGCGGGAGATCCTTCTAGTTTTAAACAGTTTTCAGCCGGAGAATTCATGTTTGAAAGACGATCTTTTAGTTCAGCTATAGCGTCTTACAATAGCGATATAAGTGATAATTATGAAGAGATAACATTAGTTGCTAAATCAGCTAGTAACTATGGTAATTCTGAGTGGGGCAATGAATCTATTTGGGGAGGTCAGGGAGATCAGTCTCAAATTCGTACATATATTCCCCTTAAAAAACAACGATGCAGATTCTTGGGATGTAAGTTTAATCATGCTATAGCTTTTGAAAATTTTCAGCTATATGGAATCTCTTTATCTGTAAGAACATACGCTATTCCAGATAGAGATTACCGATGAAGTTAGAACCTGTTAGAATTAAAACTAATGATTTTCCAGAAGAAGATAAGCCATTCATCGATAGTTTGGGTGGTATTCTAAATCCATTCATCGATAAGTTAATTATTGCATTTAATAAAAATCTATCAGTAGATGATAACCTTCCTTTTGAATTCAAGACCTTAGACATAAAAGTAGATACAAATGGAGTACCTTTAATTAATCAAACAGTAAAAACTGCACTGACTAACTTTAAAGGGTACATCTGTATAAATGTCACAGATGTTAATAATACTGGTAATTTACCTTCTGCAAGTCCGTTTTTAATGACTAAAACTTCAGCAGATCAAGTAAAAATAGTTAAAATTACAGGATTAACTGCTAACACATCCTACAGATTGATACTATTAGGTATTAGTTAATAATAACAAATATTTAATAAGGTAAGGAAGTCTATGAAGATAAAAATAAAAAAACCTAAATTAAAAATAAAACTAAAAGCTCCCACAATTAAAGTAGGTAAAGACCTCGGCATGAAGAATATTGGCAAAGCTGCCTCTTCTGCCGTATCTTCTGTTGGTAAAACTACAGGAGATGCCCTTAAAATAGCCGAAAGTGGTCTGAAAGCCCAAGGTAAGCTCTTAACTGGAGATTTTAAAGGTGCAGGAAAAGAAGCACTTCAAGGTTTTACTTCTGCAGGAAATATTGCCGGAGAGATTGGTGGAAATGTAGGAGGACTTGTAGGGGATAGGAAAACTGGAGATATTGCTGGAAGAATAACAGCAGATGTAGGTGCTAATGCGATTACTGGTGGAGGATACGGACTAGCTAAAACTGCAGCACAGGGACTATCTTCCGGAGGAGTAGGAGGTCTTCTAAGTAGTAAAGGGCTTCAAGAAGCTGCTCTAGGAGCTGCAGGTTCATATGCTGGAATCGATCCCAATTTAATAAAAGCAGGATTATCTGCAACACAGGGTGACATTAAAGGCGCAGCTTTATCAGGACTTAGTTCTCTAGGGGGCTTCGATCCAAAACAATTACAAATGGCATCTACTGGAGTATCTGCTCTTACGGGAGATAAAAAAGGATTAGCTTCAGGTTTAGCTTCTCAATTTGGAGCTAGTGACAGTGCAGCTAATATGCTAGGTTCCGTTGCTGGAGGAGACATTAAAGGTGCTCTTTTAGGTAAGTTAGCAGGAGCTACTGGATTAGATCAAAAGATGCTAGAGAATGTTTCTAAGGGTAAGTTTGATCCAATGCAATTAGCTGCCGCAGGTGGATTAGATTCTTCTAGTTTACTAGGTGGAGCTGCAGATAAACTAGGAATTAGTTCATTTACAAAATCTCCGGAAGCACAAGAAATGATAAATATGGGAAAAAGTGCAGGGAGAAGTTTAGCTTCTGTCGAAAAAAATATTCAAGAAGCTAAGTCAACAGCAGAAGATACTTATAAGATTGCTAAAGGTGACAGCTTTAATGCCATTGCTAAGAAAATGGGAGTAACTCCTGAGCAATTGAAAGCTGCAAATCCTCAAATAAAAGATATTAATAAAATTGCTTCTGGAGCAAACTTAAATATTCCCAAAGCTGCTAGTCAGGCAGTAGAGGGAGCTAGACAAAATGTTACAGATAAGTATTTAAAAGATGCTCAAGGAAGGACAATATATGGAGCTAATAATGCTCCTATTGCTAATCCTAATTTTAGTGCTGAAGAATATGATAAAGCACAAGCTCAAAGAGCAGATCTTGCAGAAGACGCTGCCGCCTATGTTCCCGGTCAGCAATTAGGCGAAGAAAAATGGACTATGGATAGAGTCCTTGGAAACATAAAAAGAGAAGGTGGAAAAGCTCTTGATACAATTAAAACTGGAGCAGGTGCTGTTGGCGGAGCTATTGGAGGTGCTTTAAGTTCTGCAAAAGATTTCGCAGCAGAAAATAAAGGTGCATTAGGTTTAGCTGCAGATGCTGCGGCTGCTTATGGTGGATATAGAGCTGGACAGGAAGCTTCTGAAAAAGTAGAGGACTTATCCAAACAACAACTAAGAGATCTTCAAGCACAAGGTAAGACTTTCGAAGGCATTACTTATGATCCAGAAAGATATAAACAACAAAGACAATTTTTACAAGAAAGTATAGCTGGTGGAGGAAGGTCTGCCCTTACTAGACAATTAGCCGCTGAATCAGATAGAGAAGCAGGAGCAGCAGAAGCCGCAGCCAGAGGAGCTGCTTTGCAAAAGGCAGCAGAGATAGGTGGCGGAGCTGGATTAGGATTAGGTTCCATGCTTCAAAGCTCATTTTCAGGAGCAGCTACAGGTGCTGGAATTAGAGGAAAAGCTGGCTTAGAAAGAGCTACTACTGCAGAGAGACAGTACAGAGAAGATTTAGAAAAAATGGGCAAGCTTTCAACTCAGCAAACTTCAGAAGAAGCAGAACTAGCTAGACAGCAGGGAACTTTTGGACTTGATAAAACAAGAGCTGTTGGCGGAGTAAGAGGGGAACTTGGCAATATAGAAATGGGAAGAGGAGCTGCTCTTCAAAATTTATATAGTAGTGGAGCTGATATGGCAAAGCAAGCACTATCGCTAACTCAGTCCCAACAAGAAAAAGCAAACGCTGATGCGAATGCAAAATACCAAGCCGACATGAGGGAAGCTCAGTTAGCTAAAGCTCGAAATGAAGCTGGAATGAATCAACCCACTACTCAAACACCTCCACCGCCAGCTCCAGAAAAAACAGCGGCTGCACAGAAGCTAAGTCAAGGAACTCAAACAGTTCAAACAACTACTCCAGCAACACAACCAAAAACTGCTACTCAAAAAATGAATGAAACTTATACTGGTCCTATGGCAAGACCTCAACCAAATGCCCAACCTCAAAATCCAATGCAACAAATGACTTCTCAAATTGGTAAGTTTGCACAAGGAGCAGTGGCTAATCCGCAGCAAGCAGCTCAAACTGTACAGAAGAAAGTTGAAGAAGTAAAGAAAGATCCTTTAAAAGCAGCAACAGGTTTATTTAATCAATGGATGGGAAAATAATTATGAAACAAATGCCAAAGTCAACAATGAATCAAGTAAATAGAAAAATGGTTAAACCTGCAGTAAAACCTGCAATTAGACCTAGTTTTAATAATCTTAGATCAATGTTTCGTTCTCAACAAAGACCAATGGCGCAACCTGTACAACCTCAAATGTCACAAGCACCAACTACTTCTCCGAATGATCAAGTAAAATTATCTCCCAGCATACAAGCACAGCCGCAACCAACACAGATTAAACAAGAATCTGCTCAACAACCTCTTCAGCAACTTGCTCCTTCTCCAATTCCAGAAGCTGTTCCGCAAACAGCTCCTATTCAGCAGCCTCAAACAATAGGTCCTGCTCAACAAGCAGCTCAAGATCAAAGTAAATTTGGTATGGCAATGCCTAAACCAGCTTTACCAATACAAAATCCAATTAACCCACAGCAATCTAATCAACCTCTTGAAAATCCAGAGGATGAAATTAATAAAAAACTAAGAAATAAAACTTTTGGAGCTAGTGGTTTTTAATTAAAACAAATAGTATAATAGAGAGTATATATGGCTTTTCAAAAAACACCAGAAGAGATAGAAGCAGAGAGAAAACTCCTAGAGGAGAGATATCCAGAATTAGTGGATACTGGAATTGATCCTACTCAAAAAGCTAGAGATGCTATAAAAAGAGTAATTGGGTCAGGATTCAAACCCGATTCTCCATTAGGACCCGCTACAGAAAGTTTAAGAATGGCTGGAACTCCTAAAGAAGAATTTGAAATGTCTCCAGAAATCAAAAAATACGGATATGACTTATTCGGTATTAAAGATTTGGCTGGAGATGTAGAACAAGAAATTCCATTTGCCCCTAAAGAAAAAGAAGAAGCTTCAGCGCAGGAATCTCTTCTTATGGAAGAAGAGGAAAATATAGCTCCCGAAGTTCCAGTTAAAAAGGAATCAAAATCTGCAGAATCCCCTGTACAAATTAAACAACCAATTAGAGCTGAGAAAGTTTCGCAAATTGCGGAACCTAGACAAACTCAAGCTGATATAGAAAATTTAATAAAACAAACTGAAGAAGAAGAAGATAGAGCTGCATTATGGAAGCAATCAGCTAAACTTAGAGATGCTGTAATGGGAGCTGGTCTTGGTAGAATTAAGCAAACAGACGTTAGCATGTATGAAGACCTACAAAAAAAAGCTCAACGTCCTCTCAGAAATTTACTTTTAAAAGAAGAGTTAGAAGATAAACAACAAAAAAGAGATCCTAATAGTAATATTTCAAAGCTAATGCGTAAATCATTAGAAGATTTAGGCGTTCGTATGCAAGGTCTTGAAAATATTTCGGCTGCTCAATTAGAAAAACTTTATCCTAATCTAGTAAGTGGTATTACGGCTAAAATTAATGCTGAAACTAGAAGAGATATTGCGTCGATGTCTAGAGAAGATAGAGCTATTCTTAGGAGAGAAAAAGAAGATTTAAAAAAGGCAGCAGCGGCTAAACTTTCAGATAGACAATTAACTCCATTAGTAGATGTTGATTCTATTATTGGTAATCTTGATAATGTTATATCTATGGCTAATGAAAAATTTGTAGGTCCTCTTGATGCAAGAATTCCAGACGTTATGACATCTGGAGAAAATGCAGCTTTTCGCTCTTCTGTTGGAAGAATGGTAGACTCTTATAGAAAAGCAATTACGGGAGCTGGAGCAAGTGCGATGGAACTTCAAAAATTAGAAGGAAGACTCCCTCAACCTACAGATACTCTCGAACAATTTAAAGCAAAAGCTTTATCTTTTAGAAAAGAATTAGTTAGAAATAGAAACACTTATTTACGAACTTTAAAAAAACAAGGTAAGGATGTTAGTGAATGGGAGACTTCGGTAGAGTCTGAACAATCCATTACCCCAGAAGAAAGATTGAAAATGCTAGAAGAGCAACTGTCTAAAAATAGTAAGAGACTAGAAGAACTAAAAAGTAAAAGGTAATATATGCCTCTGAGTCCGCAAGAAGAGCAAGAGTTATTAGATTTAGAAAATCAACAAACTGAGTTATTAACTCAATATGAATCTTTAAAAAAAGAATTTGAAACTCCAGTTCCAATGGAATCTCAATCAGAAATTGGAATGCCAGAAGCTTTTGCTCGCTCCGCTGCTCAAGCTCTTACTTTTGAAACAGCAGATGAGGCTACTGCAAGAGCAGAATCCGTACTAACTGGAAAACCTTATGAACAAGCCTTGGAAGAAACGAGAGCAAAATATAAAGCTGCAGAAGAACAGTCCCCTGCTATTTCTTTGCTAGGAGGAATTGCCGGAGGAGTAGCTCAAGGTCTTGGAGTAGCCGCTCTAACTGGAGGAGCTTCCGCTCCTGTAACAGGTGCTCAAACTTTAAGTAAAATAGCAAAGCTTGGACAGATAGCAAAAACTGCCCTATTACCTTCAACTCAAAAAGGAGTTTTGAAAAATATAGGATCTTCTGCTTTAGCTGGAGCTACTTATGGAGGTCTAACTGAAATTGGAGCTTCTGAAAAAGAAGGATTAGAAAGACTGGAAGAAGTTCCTAGATCAATTTTAACTGGCGGTATAGTAGGGGGAGCTTTTGGAGGAGCAGTAGAAGCAGGTAAAAAAACTATTGGAGCTATTGGTAAGAGTGTAAATAAAGCAATCGACGAAGGAGTACTTCCTTCATCTTTTAGAAAAATTAGAGATGTAACTAAAGCTGGACTTGAAGGTAAAGGGTACATTTCAGAAAAAGAAATTAAAAGAATAGACGATTCTTTAGAAGATGCGGCAGAAAAGTCACTTGCTATTATTAATGAAAATAAAAACAACGCTAGAGTACTTAAAAAAACAATAATATCTCAAGTAGATAAGCCAATCGAAATGGACACAACTTTTGTTCGATTTGCAGATGAACTAGCAGAAGAGGCGAATCAAGGAGTATCAGATGCCACTCCTGCCTTAAATAGATTACAAAAACTAGTAGAAAGTAAATTACAACCTGATTCAACTTCTTTAAGTGCGACTGCACTTGATGATATTATAAATAAGTTAGATGACTATGCAGTAGATAATCCAGAAACTTCTGGAAGTGTTCAGAAAGTTCTTCGTAAGGGTATAAATGAATTAAAATTAAAACTTAGGTTAGCAGTAACTTCTGATGATGTTAATAATGTTTTAAATCAGAATCCAGAATTAAAAGAGAATTATTTAAAGTACGTAAAGAACATGTCGGTAGATTCTTTAGAAAATTCTCCCGTACTTTCAGAGTATGAAAAAAAGTTTTTTTCGGGATTAAAGAAATCTAAAACTGCGCAAGATAAGAAACTAGTCAAAGAAGGAATTTCTCCTGAAGATCAAACTTCTCAAGAATTAGAAGCTGCAATTAAAGAAGTTTCTAAAAAGAAGAGAGGTCGTCAAGGAATGACACAAGAGCAAAAACAAGAAAGAATTTTAGAGAAATACGGAGAAGAAGGGATCGCAGATATCCTACAAGAAATTAAAGATATCTCAAAACAAAATCCACTAGGTCAATTAGATAATGTACTTCACCATATATTAAATGCATCTGAAACATTAGGAATAAAAGTAAAAGCAAGAGATCCTTTGGCTCAAAAATTTAAAATTTTTGATGTATTAAGGGGAAATACTGCAGAAACTGGCACTGGTCAAAAAGCTGTTATGAGGTATCAAGCTGCTATAGACGAACTAGAGAAAGCTAATCCCGATATTGCAAAACAATTTAGAGAAGTAACGGAACCTGCAATTAAGGAACTTGAAAATAGAAAATTTCTAGAAGGAACTAGATTGGGAGAAGGTCCTAGAGATCAAGGGGCTTTAAAGACTCTCGTTACTGCCCCAGCAGTAGCTACGGCATTAACTGGTAACTTATTAGCTCAAGCTACTAAATCAAGTTCAGCTAAGAGCTTAATGCGTCCAAGTGTTCAATTTCTTGAAAGCTTGAAAAATAAAATTGATGATAAAATTGTAGTAGAACCTACAAACCCCGTTTTAAAATTTATATCTAAATCTTTAGAAAATGCTTTATCTGAAAAAAATGAAGCTAGAAGAGCCGCAACTTTAAATACTTTAATGCAATACGAAACCATTAGAAAACTTTTTGAAGAAGAAAAATATGAGCGATGATAAATTAAACAAGATCGAAGAGAAAATTGATAAGATTAACGAAAAGTTAAATGAGATTCATGTTACTTTAGCAGAGAATACTCAATCTCTAATCGTACACGAAAAGAGAACGGATCTTGCAGAACAAAAATTAGAATTGCTTGAATTAGAACTTAAAGAAAGAGCTGAGATAAGTTCTGATGCTGTTAAAGAAATCTCTAAAAGAATAGAACCCATCCATGATCATGTGATAGTAGTTAGTGCTGTGGTAAAATATGTTATACCAGCTATATGTACAGTATTAGCTTTCTTCTATAAGTTTAATATTCTTAAATTTTGACAGTAGCATTTTACCATAATTAGATTCTGCTAATTTTTTATCAGCACTAGTCTTTGGATTTTTGCATTTTTTGTAATCTTCGAACATCTCTTCTGATAAGACTTCCTCGACTTCCTGATAGGAACCATTAAATTCATCATAAAGCTTATCACTGATAGCATTTGAAAACTCTACCATAGAGTCAATATCGGTTAAACTGTCTATGAAAGAACTAATATCTTCGCACCGAAATGTTCTACCTGTAGCATTTGAGATAGTTAATCCACACCTATTTCTAGTATTATTTCTTGAGTAACATTCTCTACGTTCTTCTACGGTACTGTGAAAATTATCTCTACTATAGTCACCTTCTTCTGTTTTTTTAAAAGCTCCACTTACATACTCAGCCATGAACTGATTCATGAATTTAAGCTCTGCGTCATCTAGTTTTTTAAGATAGTCCATGTCTAATACTTCAAATCTGGTCTTTGCATTTAATCTTGGATTCAAAGCAGGGTACTTATCTAAACCTCTTTTCTTTTTGATATTTTCTTTTTTCTTTGACATAATCTCCTACAACTTTGTTTAAATCAATATTACAATCATTTTTATTAATATAAAACCAATCTTTATCTTTTTTAGTTAACCTTATTATATCATAAAATATAGATAAGCTTACTGGATCAATCGACCATTTTTTATAATGGGCATATAGGTGTCTTTTATATATCTTGAAAGAACCATCTGTTATTCGGTGAGTTTCTTGATAATAGGCAACATCAAATCTCTCTTCGGATTCTTCTGCGCTTTCTTGTAGAGCTAATTCTATTAATTGCTCATCTGTAAGTCTTGACGACTCCATATCCAATAAGTCCTGTGATTAATGCTCCTGATATAAAATATAAAGAGTTTTTTAAAAAAGTATTATTTTCATTCTTAACTTCTCGATCCGCAAATTCTCTAGCTTTATTTTGATAAAGCTCTAATCTCTTATTCAGAATGTCTATTTCGCTTTCACTTAGCTCATTTAATTTTTTTAGAGTCACTATCTTTTTTTCAGAAGCTTCTAAATCATTACGTACTTCTTTTTCCTTTTCTTTTGTAAAAAGAACTCCGTCAAAAGGAACAGTCTCCCCCTTCTTTACAACTTTAACTTCCTCTGCTAAAGATAAGTTACAAGCTAGTAGCAAACACAATAGGAGTTTCATTTTTTACCCTTATTCCAGTAGTCTTCTATATCTTTATCAGAAAGATCTTTCATCACTGTTTTATCAACTTCTTTTAGAAACTTATCTAACTCTTTTTTAGATTGCTTAATTGCTTCCTGTTTTGTTTCTAACTTAGCATCTTTAACTTCAATGTCATGTATCTTTTTGTCAGATTTCAATTTTTTATTTTCTTTTATAATAAGTAAAATTGCAGCCCCAACACCTGTTGCTAGGGCTATTAATATTTCAGTCATTTAAGGCTCCAAGTTTCTTCTACCCTCTAAGTATTCCATAATTTTATCAGTATCTTGATTCTGTTCGATAAGAGGTTCTGTTAATAATGGACATTTAGAAAGTTTAACTTTAAAAGAAAAAATAAAAGATTGTACGGTTTTTTCTACCAACCCATCTAAACTAGCATCACACTTCAAAGACACTACTTCATCTGCAAATCTATCTTCGATAGCATTAGTACCAACAGCATAGTATTCATCTCTAATCAATTCCGCATAACTACTTTTAGTATACTTACCATTAGTACGAGAAATGACTTGCTCATCCATCTTTTCTACAAGATCGATTACGTGTTTTAATCTAGAACTAACCTGTTGTGGAATATCTCCTTGAAATCCTCCACTAGCTCTATGAGACATTAACGTGGCATACTTTGTAACGTATCGTCTAGGACTATTTTGTAAGATGTGGAAACCCATACTCGCAGCATACTTAGCTATAGAAAATACAGGTCTTCTTAGTTTATTCATAAATTCAATTAAATCTAATCCAGCTAAAACACTTCCTCCCGGAGTATTGAGAATTAAATAGATAGGCTCATTAGTTTCTCCTTCCTTTGCTAAAGCGTTAAGCTCATGCATAACTTCCCCAACAGATTCTCTAGTTACTGGACCCCTTAGAGTCACTGTATTTTTACTGGTTAGTAGAATTTCTTTTTCAGCAGCTAACAAATTAAAAGAAAGTAAAATTAAAAACAAAAACAGTTTCATTATAACCCCTTAGGTATAAGCTGAAATTTATAAGGATTTGTAAATAATTCCCTATCATAAAATTCCTGCGTAGATTTATTATAACATCTTTGTGATGGTTCTATATAAGGATGCATTATGCTCATCGGACAATAAGTAGGGAAATCAAATGAATTTTCAACATGCTCTCTTCTTAGAAGACAGTGCCCCCATTCATGATATAACAGGAGTTTACGGCTATTATTATCTAAATATTGCCAAGACCTTCTAGAGATTACAACAAGATTGAGGTGTGGCATACAGTATCCCAATTGTCCTTGAGCAGTACTGTTGCTAAAAATAGTAACTAATCGATAGTAGTCTATTTTTACATCGTGCTTTTTTGAATCTTTGTCGAAGGATTTTGCGTAGTCTTGAAATTCTGGATCTATGTAGACAGGCTTATTAAAAACTTTACTATAGAATAAAGGAACAGCTAAAAAGCAGTTTAAAGTAAAAAAAGTTATAATCATAAGTCGTATCACAAATCTAGTTTCCCATCTTTATCTTTGTAGTATTGTAACACAGCTTTCTCTTTTTTCAAAATTTTTCGTTTAGCATTTTCTTCTTTTGTTTTTTTATCGTGACATTCTTTGCAAATTGCCTGAAATCCATCTGCTTCACAGAATAATCTTTTTACAACATCATCCCAATCTTTAAACCCCTCGACTGGAATTACTGGATTAATATGATCTATTTTTATATCTTTAGTTTGTGTTATTTTTTTACACAAATTACAAGTGTACATTCCTCTAGCAATTCGAGCTTTCTTTAAACATTCCCGAGCAGGTTCCCAAAATCTAGAAATCTTTCTCAGTCCAGACATAAGCCATGATCTAAATTTTTTATGGTTAGGACTCGTTATCTCTTTCATTTTTTATAACCTTTCTATATTTACAATCGCCGCACAAAAGTATTCTTCCCATTATTGGAACACTTATATTTTTTACGTCGGAAGATCCGCATTTTTCACACTTGTTACCTTTCTTTATTTCCTGTAAAGTAGAACCTTTCTTAACTCCATCAATAATATTCTCTACTGAAATATTGTCAGTATTACCTTTCAAGTAAGTTGAAGTCTGACTAAATGCTTCGTGTAAAGTCGCCACTTCTGACTTTAATCTTTCATTATCTCTTTTTAACCTTCTATTTGCAGCTTTTAATTCTTTAATCGTCTGTTCATTCTCTTCCTGTATTCTTACATCTTTAGCACGTTTTCTGCCCATCTGTACCTCTAGTCAGAGTATTTAAAAACAATTCCTTCAGGACTCTGTAGATTACCGTCTATTAGTATATCATGAAAAAACATGATTCTATCAAGCAAAGTACAGGTTGTTATAGTAGGAGTCAATTCTTCTGTAACAAAAATGTTGTCCCATAATTCCGGTATTTTAAATCCATCCGTTGTTCTTATTTTGGTTCTAGTAGACATATGAAATGTAATGTTATTAGAAGCTCTATAATACATAGGATAACAGCTAACTATCATAATACTCTTAACCGGAAAATAAACTCCACCCTCACACAAAAGTAAGTCTCCTACTTTTACATCGTTTAATTTTTTTATTTTACCGTTTTCTATTACTCGCAATTGCATCTTTCACTACCGTATACCACATGCATATCTCTGACTGAAGTGCTGTGATAGTAGAAACATTATTAATAATCACATCATAATCAGATTCTTCCCCGAGTTGATTTTCACTAATATGTCCATCTTTAGATTCAAATCCCGGACGATTTACTAAAACTAATACGGCTCCTAACCCTCTAAGAAAGTCTCTTTCATTTTGAAATCTAGCATCTGTTATTACAATGTTACCATAGTCATTCTCTATGTTCTTTTTGACGTAAGATAGCCAAATGTCGTCCTTAATAAAATTTCTACAAATATCTGTCCCAACCACCTGAAGAGCATCCCTAATAGTTGAAAGCTTCTTATCTCTAAATTGTGAATTAATTTGTTCAATATGGAATTCAGTAACATTGAAACCATCCTCTGTTAATATTTTAAATAAAGTATTCAAGTGAATATCTGTTAGTACGATAGGTAATTCAAAAGGTTTTTCTTTTTTAAAAGGATCGTCCATATCCTGCCTATTTATTTCAAAAATAACAGAGCAGATTGTTTTAAGTCTATCAGCCAATCCTATTCTTTTAAATCCACAAGTACGCATTAATCCTTCAGCGGCACTATCTTTTCCAGCAAATTTAACTCCCGAGAAAGCTACAATCATTAATCCTCCCTATAGAATTTACCAATTCGTAATTCATCTTCTTCCGAAGTGTACCCATCTTTTTTTAATTTTACCATAAAAATAGCTAAAATTTCACACTCTAACATTTTATGTTCTGGAGTATGTTCCCAATAAATTAAGTGCGAAAGTTCATGTGCTAGATATTGTAGCAGATCTAGAGTTGAGTATTGTTTTATTTTATCTGATGGTAAATCATGATAAGTCAAGTATAAAGTTATACGGTAAGATTTTTTATCAAAGTATGTAATAAGTCCATGACAGTGTTGCCATCTTTCTCTATTACCTTTTTTAGAAGATATTTTTTTTAAATGTTTTACTTTTGGAACCAAGTGTTCCACTTTATCAATATATTCTCTGACCCATTCAAGTTCTTTCGTAATTTTCATTAGAGCACCTATTTTTTAATAATATCATATGCTCTCAAAGCTGAAGTAACATTTTCATTTTTAATAAAATCCGCTAACTGTAAAAATAATTCTTCTAAAGATAGAACATCATATTTATTATAAGTCTCCATGGATTTCCATGCTTTTAAATTTCCTTTAATACATTCATCCCAAAGTTTAAATCCCTTAAAATCAGAATGATCTTGCTTTTTATATTTTGTATTTAACTTAGCTGTCATGTAAGCAAGCTTATGAGAAGTAAATCCAAATCTTTTAGCCATCTTATAAGTGTCGATTGACTTGAATTCGCTAGGGCATCCCATCTTATGGTGGATAAATCTTGCATTTAGTTTGGGTAAATCAAATCTATCCGAGTTCTGACCTACTATAATGTCAGCTTCGTCCATCAACTTCCATAGAGGCTTCAAAAGCTCCTTATCATTAACCAAAGCATTACCCTTTTTTTTACGATTATCTCTGTAAATGACTTCCGACTCAGGAGAGTTAGCCCATTTTGCAGACCATGATAATACTGACCAATCTTCTATTAGCATTTCTAAGGGAATATTCTGATCGAACGTGCCCCATACCCAAGCTTTCAAGGGTTTAGTCTCAATGTCTACATATAAAACTTTAGGAACATCTTTTTCGATATGTCTTGCATGGCGTTCGATCTTTCGTCGCATAGAATATTCGGTGATGTTAGTAAAAAACTTGCGATTAAATAGTCTAGTAATAGTTCTTCTACTTTTTCCTTTTTTATATTGGTTAACAATAAAAGTTACTTGAGCATTGCTTAGTTCTTGTTTCACGTTCACCTACTGAGTTAGTTTCGTTGTATTATTATAAGATTCACGACAGTACATAAGATAGAAAGCTATGGACATCATCACTACTCTCTCTAATGATTCTCTTTGTTCCAAGTCTAAATGAGGAATCTGGAGTTCTTCTTGTAAAATCTCTACAGTTTTTGTAACAGATTCATCATCTAAAGAGATCGTACCTAAAGATCTTCCATTATTATTCATTATTATCCTTTAAATACAAAGCTCGTTTATTTTCCGAAAACTTGGACAATTTAGTTTCTCCAAATACAAGAGTTCTAAATTGTTTTGCTAGTAAAATTTCTACTCTAGCAGTTTTATTTATCTCATCAGTAAAAACTCTACACCCTATTACTATATCATACTCATTAGAAAATTCAAACAACGGATCTTTAGCTTGAAATATCCAACTGTCTCCATATCTATTAGAAGACTCAAAAGATTGAGATTTTATATGTAGATTATATAATCCCCAATACAAATCAGGATCAAATGATTTATATTGTGCTGAATAGACTGACATATCTGGAATATTTATATTAGTCCTACCTTCTGAGAGATATATAAAATAAACTCCCCATTCTGCAAGCTTTCCAAGTAGTATGTCATTTTTGATTTTAGATAAATTAAATTGTTTTCTTTTAGAGTACTCATCTTTATTAGTAATGAGTACTCTTTCTGCGAAGTGCTCGCATATTTTATAAATATCTGACTGTAGTTGATAAGATCTATCGAAAAGATCCGGCTTCATATACCTTATTCTTTTGTTCTTCCTCTTCTACTTTTTTCTTATCTACTCCAAAACTTGTTTCGTAATGTAAAGCACAAGACTGTAGAAACATTAATAGAAATAAAATAATAGCAGTTTTAAAATTCATTACAACTCCTTACGTTTCTTCTGGTACAAATTCTCTTTTCATTTCATAATCTAAATTTTTAACATAGTTCCTAACTTCTTCTTTTCTAGAATGGTGAACTTGTTTTACAAGAACATGTTCATCAATCTCCTTTTCAGTAAGTGGTCTAAGCTTAGGTTCCATAAACATCTCAATCATCTTTAGAATCTCCTCTGCTTTAGCAGACTTAGGAGAATCTCCGTTCAACATAGATTCGACATTCTTCAGCATTTGACTTCGTTTAGCAAACATAATTACCTCTGAACATATTGTATCAGTATTAATACTACAAACAAAAGAATAAATTTACCAGTTAATCCCATAAAGCTTTAACCTCTGTATTGATTCTATTTAAAATTTCCTGAGGCAGTACTTGCATAGCAATCATAACATCATATGGAATTGGTTCTGTATTTTTATTTGACCAATATACTTTACTTAATAACCATTCCTTTAAGATAAACTCAGCTTGTTCTTCAGACATTTTCATCCTCCCATCCTTCTACTACCACAGTTTCTTCATAAGGCATTAGTTCAATATCTTTCTTACGAATTCTCTTTTTATGAGTTGGTTTAATAATATCAAGATCTTCTAAACCTTTTAGTACCAAGTCAGCATGTTCTTTTTCATTGTATGAATAATGTCCAGTATTTCTCATAGTTAAAGTCGTAGCAATTAATTTAAGTACAGCACTGCGTTTCATTGTAACATCCTTGTATTTTTTTTAACTAGTTCATATTCCTCAGAAGGTAAATTATGCATATCATTATTTATATTTGACATGAACTTTTCATATTCAACATTAAGCAATCTATTTTCTAATTCAAGATTACTTTTTATTAAAAAGATACAGAAGCAACCTAGCACAAGTAACACAATTCCAAGAGTCCAAGTTAAGATAGTCATCAATGCCCCTCCCTTAAGTTTCCAGCAATTTCAGGTTTAGCTATTAAAGGCATTGCTAGTTTGTTAGTGCCTTCCATTGCAGATTGTACCACTTGCTTTCCTATTTCACAAATTTCTTCTTTACATGTAGCTACTAGCTGATCATGTATTTGTAAACTTACCCATGCATCTAGTTTATTTTCCATGAATTTCTTTGTCATGGCAATAGCGGCTCTATTCACAATAGAAGTAGCGGCTGATTGAATAGGAAAGTTTAAAGCATTGTTTAGTAGATTGTTATATTCTTTTCGGATTAATCTAAGTTCGTCCATAGGTACTCCAGTTTTCGTTGATATCTTTTTGAGATTTCTGAAATCTAAAATACCATCTCCAAATCTTTGATAGATTTCCTTAGCTCTAGGAAGGTGACGGACTCTGCCAAATTTACTAGTAACCTTTCCAGTAGTCTTTACTTCTGTGAGATATTTATCCATCTTAGCTTTCAATCCGGGAAATGCTTTAAAGTAGTTACTGATAATCTCTGCCGCCTTCTCTTCGGAAATATCTAAACTCTTAGCAAGCTTGAACTCTTTCATTCCATATCGAATACCGAGAGCATAAGCCTTTGCGTTCTGCCTGACATTAGGATATTTCTTCTTTAGAAAGTTCGGAGCTTTCTTATCAGCCGAAGCATCTTTGATATCTTCTGCCATGATAGCTACTACTGAATACATATCTAGATTGTCAGTAAAGATTCTGATTAGAGCTTCATCGCCCGCATCGTCAGCGAAGCAACGAGGTTCAAGAGATTCATAGTCATCGTCTATGAACTTATAACCTTTAGGAGCAATTACTAATTCCCGAATAGAATCATTGTATTTCTTTACTAGCTCATGCTCTACGCTGTCTTCATCCTTTGGACGAGGTAGCTGTTGGAAGTCACTGGAGTATCTTCCTGACGTTGTACCATGTTGCTTGAATGAAGGATAGTAAATTCCATTCTCATGATTCTCAAGGAATCTTTCGTAGTAGCTACTCTTGATTTTATTGAGCTTATTATATACTCTTAGCTTCTCAGCCCAAGGATGATCCTTAGAAATACTTTCAACGAAGTCCTCATTGAATTGCGGAGATCCTTTAGCTGTCTTTGTAAGAGGCTCGATTCCCATGTAGTTAAATACTAAATCTCCAATTTGAGTTTTGGATTGAATGTTAATCAGGTAATCTGTTTCATTATCTTTCTTTAGTAGGTTACATCGAATATCCCAAATAGAACTGGAACCTAAGTAGTGTGCATCATTAGTTAAAAGAAATTTCTTCCAGCAACTATCAGGTAACGATTCAATAGTTTTCTTATTAAGTATAAACTTTCCATTCGCTCCAGTAGGAAGTTCTAATCCTGCATAGTTACAAACCTCTTGAGCAAAAGAACCTTTACATGATACGGGATATTCCTCTAATTTAGTTTGGATATAATTACTCCAAGCTGAAGTATTGTATAAAGCCTCGACAACTTCTTTTTCGTACTCTAGGATATCGGAAGTAATTCCTGCGTAAAGTTGTTGCAATCGAGGCAGGTCGATATGAACTCCACGATGCTCCATGCGGATAGTAACTAATCTATATAGAGGCATCACTTCTTCTTGAAAAAAGAAAGTAAACAAATTCTGCTGCTCTAGTTGCTTTAAATGGTAATTGTATAATCGAATAGTCATATCCACATCGGCACAAGCATACTTATGTAACAACCACAAATCTGCTTTATACATTTCTTTATTAGACGCAATCCACTTACCACCATTATCTATTACAGATTGTTTTAAATCGAGTTGCTCTTGATTGGCAGCATCTTGAGAATCCAATCCTAATTCTACTGCTCTACGAATACAAATGTCCTTAAGTCCAAATGGACCATCTTCGTTAATAGTATGCTCCATTAACATAGTATCAGCATGTAGAGCTGAGAGTAAATTCGTTTTAAGATCGTTAGCAGTAATACGAATATCATAAGAGGCATTGTGCATTACGAGCTTTTTAGTTTTCAACACAGATAAAATTTTATTAAGTGTATTATCAGAATAGAAAGGGTGAGTAGTAAGTGCTTTAATATGATCTTGCCAATACATTATAGGATAGTAAAATCCCATAGCTTCTTTGCCAGTAAATGCAATACCAATAACTCTATCCTTACGTACGTTAAGTCCTGTAGACTCCACATCGTACGCTATAACAGAATAGTTTTCTAAATGATCTAAAGCTTTTTGTAATGGTTTTTCTCCATCTATTAGAATATATTCTTTAATCATTTTTTAACTCCATACTGGTTCACGAACATCAGTTTCCCAACGTGAAGAAAGGTAAAGCTGGTACGCTATGGTTACATCTTTCTCATGAGTGAAGTCTACTCCCTTCGTAAGATTGCGAGCATTGTTAGAGAATGGCATACGTTCTCCTGCAGGGATGAGATGTTCATTAGCTTCAAACACTGGTACTAGTTTAGAACTTGCATGTGTCTTACCTGTGCGTCTAGTATACTCTTCGCATAAAGCTTTGAAGTGAGCGAGAAGCCATCTATAGTTACCCTGTGTGGTGCGAGTCCATACTGAACTCGGATGATTAAGATGAGCGATTCTATAAACGTCAGATCCTTTATAACCATGGACTCGTAGAGCTGTTGATAGTAACTGTGCGGACTCGAGACACATTTTGATACATCGTTTATCGTCAAGAAATTTAGCGGACTGCACTGGACAATCTGAGGTTGCAAAGATATTCATGGTTGCCTCCTTAATATCTAAGTTTAATATATCATAAATTATCCCGCATTAAAAGAAGCAATTACTACTCCTTTCTCAATTCCCTCTTTTGCTACTCCAATTAATTCTACTTTTACGTCTTCTAATTTAAAACACCAAGAACTGTATTCACGTGCTCCTACCCACCATTCTTCTACAGCGTACTGGCAGGGGTTAATTTTTTTAGCTTCTTCTTCATTTTCTGCCGCAACAATTGCAGAATCATAAGTGTCCCAATCGTTATTTACTATTTGTGATATCTTATATAAATTCATTGTTTTATTCCTTTAAAATTTATTTATATTATCACTCTTACAGAATGGACATCCCACTCTTAATTTAACTTTATTTACATCCCACTTAATATACTGATTGTTGCCCGAAAAATTTCCAGTATTACGATTCGAAAATGTTCTATCACAATCTCCACAGTTTAAATAATCACTTGGCTTTTTATTTGCTAATCTTAAAAGTCTCTGGTTTCTTTCGTACTCCGTGGCACATGCTTTACATATACCACGTTTCTTTGAATGAAGATACTTTTCTTTTTTCATTTCCTCTGCTGTGAATTGTGTTCTCAAACATGATCGACAATTGTACATACCATCCTTTTGTATTAAAACAAATCAATATCTCCACCACCATCCTTAGCTGCTTTCTTAGCGTCTCGGACTTCCTTGAGTTCCATTCTTTCGATGTCCTCAAGTTCTCTTATATTACCAGTAAGACCATCCCAATGCAAATCGGCAGAAAATAACCTACCCGATCTGTTCTTGACACAATCGATTGAGAAGAACTTATCTGTCTCTGGAGTACGTGAGCTATATCCGGGACGATGAATTGTCAGGATAGCAGTACAAGCCTGAGCAATAGCAGATGAACCCTTAGCCGCATTGTAGGATAGTAGCGGCTCATCAATAGTACTAGACATCTTGTTCGGTTGTAAGAATACAAGTACAGCTTTATTCATATTAATCGCAATCTCTCGCAGTCCTTGAATAACTTCTGCACTACTCTGAGTTGGGTCCGAGTATTTAGATTGTACTAGCTCAAGATAGTCCACTACAATAAGACGAAAGTTAACTCCTAATTTCTTTTCAGTATTAATGATTGTTTGTTTCATCTCTTCAATACTCTGTCCAGTTTTAAATACAAAGCGAACATTCTTATACTCATCTGCTACTAACTTAGCTATGCGCTGTTGCTCTGTCTTGTTATTAGTGCGGTAGATATCATATAACTTATCCCTATCCAACTTAGTGTGTCGTTGAATTAATTTTTGGAACACATCAAACTTCGACATATCGAAACTAAAGAACATAGAAGGTATGCCAAGCTGAGAAGTATTGTTATGAACTGTAACACCTAAAGAAGTTTTACCTGATCCCGGAGGTCCAATGATTCCATAAAGTCTACCGACTTGTACATGGAGATTATTATCTAAACATGGTATACCAAACTTTAAAGTATTCTTATCAATATCTTTAGCATAGCTCACAAATAGCTTGGCTGTTTCTTCGATGTCATGTACATCTGCCTCATCTTCTACTTTAGCAGAAGCAGGTACAAGTGTTGATAATGTTTGTAGTAAGTCATCATTAGCAATTGAATACACTCCTCCTTTCCAATGGGGAGAATATATTTGTGCGATGATGTTCTTATATATCTCACTCTTTGGAAACTTATCATCTCCTGTTCTTTCTCCTTGAAGTTCAGCGGCTGACTTTAAGAAGTGATAGGTCTGAGTTTCATTAAATCCTAAGGACTTAAATGTAGAACCTAGAATCATAAGAGCATGACTACGTTCCCCAGAATCAAAGAATCCTAGTGAGAGTAAATACTTTTCTGGAGTCAAGAACTTTGGCTTACTACTCCAATCAACTTCAGAAATATCATATGCAATTTTTAATTTAGTAACTGTTTCAACTTTCGGGGATTTAATTTTTAACTCCTTAAGTTTGGGAGTAATGGATGCAGGTTTAAAAATATCTCGTAGTTGACTCGCATCGAATGATTGTCGTGCTTCATTCTTTATTTCCTCAATTGTAGCATCTGCTAGTCCTGTGAAATCCAAAGGAACTTTAAACAATCCAGTGTCCTGATGTTTACTTAAAGGTAATCGTAGAATTCTATTCGCATTATAGATCTGTCTATCTAGAGTATTTAAACCTTCCCCTACATTTAAACAGATGTTCTTAACTTCTTGTGGAGTAAATGTTTCAGATTGAAATGTTACCTCAACTTGAAATCCCTTCTTTCCAGAAAAGAATAAAGCAATGTTATCAGATGCTAAATTATAAATCTTAGCTAGTCTAGCACAGAGAACGTGAGCATCGTCCTTAGCTTGATTTAGATTATCAGCACTATCAAAATCCCAATAAAGTTTATTAGTTACTGTATCATTAATCCCTGCAACCGTTCCAGTTGTCTTGAATGTATTATATTGATCTTCGTTATAAAAGAAAGCCGAAGTGTAATAGTCTTTATTTAAATCTATGTTCTTATATACGTCGCTATTAATCGGAACTAGAATACCTTTGTCTTGAACGCCTTTACAAATTCTAATATAATTCACACTTCCTCCATAAAATATGGAGGAGGAATAAACCTCCCCCATAAAGAATACTATTTAATCTTAGCCACAACTCGCTTTACAAAAAACTTAGGAATCTTCTCCATACTTTTCTTAGCACTCTCTACTTGATCATCCGATAGTTTACCAGAATTAATCATACGTTTATACTTTTCATCTGGTGCTTCTAGTTCAAGAATTGTATTAGGTTTAATCAGTTCTAGAATTTCTTCCTTAGCTGTAATCTTAATATAATACCTTGTCTTCTCTGATGGATCTTTCTTTGGTGCTTCTAAGAATTCTCCAAAATCTCTACGCAATACTTTTTTATCAGCCATAGTTTACTCCTTGTGTTATAGATCAATTTCACCAGCTACTTCTTTAGTAGCTGTTTCTACTGATACTGTTGGCTTTGGTTTATTGAACGATACCGTTTTCTTTACAGACGTAGCATCTCTCATAGGAGTTGCTGAAGGGGTAGTAGCAGATGTGGTAGGTTTAGCTAAGCTCTTTGCTTGCACCTCTTCTACAATATTCTTTTTAGGAGGAGCCTTGAAACTGTTCTCATGATCTCTCGACTCTTCGTTGTCTGTAGATTCTAGTACAAAGTTTTTGAGGAATACATACTTCACCGCCATACTCTCAGCTTTACCTACTGCCTTGTCCCCACTATCAAATGCATATGCAAAACTTTTGCATACCTCACGTTCCTCTGGTTTATCTGCATTAATAAAAGTTACATCGACCCATACATCAGCTCTATATTCAAGAGAAGTATCCCCATACTTATTAGTTTTTTCTCTGGAGGATAGTTCTACTTTTTCTACTGATACTTTAGTAACGATACCATTCTCTGCTAGAGGTTTGTGTAATAGCCTCGCAACATCATCATGATTTACAGCAGAATAAGACCTACCATTACCCATGCTAATGTTTGCACCTTTGAATACAGTCTCTACTTCTTTCATAATTGAAGTCATTTTTTGATAAAGATTTTTAGACATAACCTTCCTTTTTCAATAATGTACAAATATAACTAGGTGCTATTTTATAAGCAGCTCCTATTTGTTTATAAGTATACCCTAATTTTTTAAATTCATATAGTTCAAAAATAATTTCTTTAGTGTACTTTGAACAATTAACATTATGTTTTTTAAAAAGTCCCATATCTTTTGCATGTTGTAAATTTTCTGAACGATCTAACCAATTAATATTCTGTAATGAATTGTCATTTTTATTACCATTAATATGATTAGCTTCATAACTATCTCCACAATAATTGAGAAAAGTCTGAGCCACTAATCTAGATACATAAAATGTTTTTGTTAAATTATTTTTTCTAATTGATACAACAATATAATTACTTCTATTTTTTCTTTGCTTATAAATATAATCGGTACTAAAATTTTTAACCCTTCCTAAATTAGATACTAAAACATCTTCTAATTTAGGATGGAACAACCAAACCTCCTTCCCTCTTTTATTTATAAAATCTAAAGTAATATTTCTAAATGATTCTCTATGACGCAAAGAATACTGCATTAGTTCACTCCTAATTTAGTTCCTAACTGTCTTCTAAATTCCAATAGACTATCTCCGATACCACTTTCAATAGACGATTCCACAATCCTTACCCCAATAGAACCATCCTCATTAAGAGAAGCATCAACAAAGGCAATTAGGTTTGATCCACTTGAAGTTTTAACCATAATCACATTTGGGTTCGTAACGGAAACTTCTTCCTTATTCACATTACCATTCTTCTCAATTGTAACAGTACCTCCAATTAAAGAAACAATGGTGTTTAAATCTTCTTGAGTTAATCTCTTTGCATGAGATCCCGCATCGAATCCTGCCGCCTGTACTTTTTTTACAAACTCCCCAACAGGTTCTCCTCTTCGTTTAGCTAATTCTCCTAAGGTCATTACATAGATAGACATTACTTCTCCTTTGTTTCTTGGTATATATCCTTACTAAAGTAACCATTATGACAATGTGTGTAAAATTCACATCGCCTTCCAAAAGCATAACATGATTTAGTATTCATTTCAAAATCTTTATTTTTAATCTTGTCTAAAGTAGTTACAAACTTATCTAGAACTTGTTCTTTTTTTTCATTACTAATTTTGTCTAATATTATTTGAGTTTTAAAATTCTTTTTGTTTAGAGTTAAATAACCAAACCATTCTATATCTGAAAATCCACACGCATATAAAGCTAACTGATCTTTAACCTGTACAGAATTTTTAGCATAAGGTTCGCTTGTGGTTTTGTTATCTAGTAAAGCATGAACAACATTGCCATTGTCATCTTCTATCATAGCAATCAAATCTAGTTTACCGTATATACTATCCTCAGTCTCTTCGCCTTTATCGTCATAACCACTTAAGGTTAACTCCCCTTGTACTGAAAGCACTTTATGTATTTTAGGAAAGATATTATCTTTGTATGCATCTAATAATTTATGACCTTTCCTAGAAAGGGAAAGGAAGTTCTGCTCTACTAATGGTAATGATTGCTCTTCATCAGATAATAATTTTAAATCTAAATCAGATTTGTAATACTCTATTCTATCCATGATTTCCGAGTACTTACTCCATTCGCAGTCAAATACTTCATGATAGTTTAGATTACCTTCCAACATAGAATTCAATGCTATATCCAAAGCATTACCAAAACATAAAGCAGAACTTTGTAATGAACTTCTGTACCTTTCTACATAGTGCAGGTAATATTTATAAGGACACTGTTCATACTTTTCTCTTGCTGAAAAACTTAATCTAGTCATCTCTTGCAACTTTTATTGTTAGAAAGAATAATAGGAATATTGGAACTAAAGGTATCATGAAAACTATATAACTAAATTTTGTAAATGCTGGAATATCACCAGATGGCTCAGGTTCTATAAAAGTTAGACAGAGAATTGCTATCGAACAAACAAAACATACTCCCATATACTCAAGCATTTCCTAAATCCTTTTTACAAGTAGGACATACCCAAAACTTAATACCTCCTGCTTGATTAACATACTTATTCTCATGTCTACAAATTACATTTGGTATATCTTGTTTTATTGTCGTCGTATTTTTTTTAATTGCATTGAAATTTTTAAACTTTACTTTACCTCTATATACATTTCCACCTATTGAAAAATCATATACATAATGCGATGCATTTATCTCCTCTCCTCCATCAAGTCTTAATTTTAATCTTTCGAATGAATCTAATATACCATGCTCATGTAGTAAATAGTATTCGTATAATTCCATGGCTGTAAGATTTACTACAGTACCATCTTCGTAACGAAGTTCGTAGAATCTATCTATATCATCATAAGTCTCAAACATTTGCTACCTCATTAAGAATGCTGTCGCAGTTATAACTAAAGCTCCTCCACATACTAACATACTGTATTCCTTTTCTTCTTTAGTCTTTGCTAACCTTTGTAAGTTAGAACCTTTTAAAGCAATTAAGAATCCTATAATAGATAATATCGCCGCAGTCATATCGATGCCCCGATTCTTCTAAGATGATCTAGTACTTGGTTTAACTTAACCTCATGCTCCTTTTCTGACAAGGCTGGAGTTAGTCCTGTAATGATGTCAATTAAAACATCTTCAGTCAATCTAAACTCTTCAGGTACGCTCAAGGTAATATCCACTTCGACGGTGCCTTCTTCTTTGTTTGCAAAGACCGTATAACTTTGTTTAGCATTTAAATCTTTGTCTATGAAATCAATGCTATCTCGTGTTAAGTAAACGGTTCTTGTAACTTTTCTCATAACTACTCCTAAGATATATACAATAAATACAGAATTAATATATCACCAATTGTCCCAGAAACCAAAGCTACTTTTAAATCTAATTTAAATATGTGGTGTAAGATGAATATCATTTCCAGAATCCTCGTTTGTAATAAGTGTTAATATTCTATGCGTTGGAAACTTAAGTTCGAGATTAACCCGCTGTGCTTTTATGAGTATTAGAGTGCTTTCTTCAAGTGCTTTAAAGTACATCATACTCGAATACATTTTAGTCTTAGTTTTAACACACTGAGCTACAAACTTTACGCCAATCATACTAACCTACTATTTTAGATATTACTGCCGCAACTTCAGCTACGATTGAAGATAGGATATTTATTCCACCTTCTAAAACTTTAGCTACTACAATCAATGCTAACACAGAGCCTCCTAAATAAAAAGAGATTTGAAATAAAAACATTAATACTTCCATCATAATTACATCCTTGTTGTTAAAGACCAGATTCGTGCCCACTAATATAGTAGACAGTTTAAGTTAACTACTTCTGTGACATACCTCATACCATTTTTAGTACACAGTTTTAGATGTTGTGTCATAGGCTCCAGTAATGTCACTCCCTTAGGTAATACTATTGCAATGGTATTACAAGTAGTCTGTTGTTTTCTTGAAACAGGATCGACTTGCCATGCTCGATTATGTTTCTTTGCTTTCTTTACTTCGATAAGTAATACCTTGCCATTCTTCATAGCTACAATGTCTACTCCATTAGACCTCTCATCTCGTTGTTCATCCAGAATAAATCCTGATTCTTTTAGTTGGCTTCTAACTTGTTTCTCTGCTTTATTCAGTTTCATTAGTACTCCTCTTAATTAATCTTATTAGTATATCCTGAGATACTGAGAACTTACAAAGCATTTCTTTTAGACAATGCTCTGTCACATCTTCCCCCGTTTTGTGAGCCACGAATTTTACATTATACCCTGCATCAATAAGCTCTTTACATTCTTTAAGGTTAACATAACGGGAAGCATCTTGTGAATATAATTTTCTATTTTTATAATATGTTACAATAAAATCATTTCTCATTTGATAATTTCTCCAATTTTTTTCTTGCCCATTTTAATAATAGTTTCCTTGTCCGTTCTATAAACCGCATACTCCATATTGTATGGTTGTTTATTAAGCCAGTAAATCATTCCATACATGGTTTCAAATCTAGGGGATGTCTTTCTTCTCCCATGTAATACTAATCTTTTAGGTATCTGATATCTTATCATTGCTACGTATGCGGGCTTCTCAAACTTAATATCAGGAAGGGGAATTGTATTTATAATATCTTTTCCATAATCTCTATATTTCTTTTTCATTAAAACTTCTCCTTGTATTTTTCTATTTTACCTTTTGCTAACAGTGTAGTTCCTTCTTTTATGAAGAAAGAAGTTCCGATTTCTTTTGATCTTGCAAATACTAAAGCGTTTGTAAGTGTATCGAAAGAATGTTCAGTAACTATATCCATAAATTGTAAAGTAACTGTAATCATAGTGTTTCTCCACAGTTAAAACAATAATTCATTCCAAGAACTCCGTCTTGTCCACATGAAGGACAGCTACCATCCCATTCATCTTCCTCTTCGAATTCAACTTCAGGCAGTTCGTAAGCAGAAGTTACAAGAGGTCTGTTAATAATTCCTTGTGACTCAGCTACTACCTTGAACTTACTTACTCGCATCTTAGTGCCGTTATAATCAGTAGGCACAGCAACAACATCAGCAGGGTCAACCTCAACATCAAGTAGCTTATCATCTCCAGATCCAAACGATTGAGCGTAAGACATCGTGGCTACGTGCAAGCCATGCGAACACACATTGTTTGGATTGTCGTCAACCTTACTACGATCAATAGACACAATGTTACCTACTGAGTTATCCATCTTGCCAGTATGCTTGTCAAGGAAGTCATTACGAACTGCACGATATGCGATGAAGTTACCTTCGGAAGTAATAGGATGACCATTGTGTTCAAGAAATTTATACAACATCTGTCTACTATTAAAGCTCGGGTTAGTCTTTAACTTAGCCCAGAACTTTAGAAGCGGTTGGAAAGGAAGTCCATTGTTGTAGAAGTCTAACACTCTCTGCGAAAGAGAATCGGGCAGAGCGTCATCTTCAATGTGAACGACACCGTCCACAACAGTAAAGCCATTGTCAATAAGATTCTTAGTAATAGAAAGTAAAGGAATAATCTCGTCAAGTTTTCCCTCCTTGATTTTATCTAGCACCTTGTCGTATCTACCATCTGCTCTATTAATTGTAGTCGTCGTGCCTTCGTGGTTAAGAATAAGACTTTGAGGTAAAATGATATAGTTCATACTAAGCTCCCATATATACGAGTTGATCATATACTTTATTGAGTGTTGTAATCATTTGTTCCACTTCTTGTTGTTGATCAAAGCAATCACTGTCTTGTTTGTAACGATATAACTCTTCAATGACACTTCCTAGTTCTAAAAGTAAGTCATTCATACATCCTCCTTAGATTGTTTATTAATTTCATCCACAACAATTTGTATTGAATTACTGTGATGATAACTTATACTGTCAAGAGCTTTAATTAAAGGATACTTCTTAAGTAGCTTTTCATACTTACTCTCGATATTCTTTACTTCATCTTTAAGATCAGGAAACTCTTTCAATAAATAAACTTGAAGACTTGCTGAAGTTTTTCTCCTATTAAATTTTTTAAGAACATTTATTTTTTCCCAACTATTAGGGAGGTTACTCAATCCTAACGCATCTTGTTTATTTTTAGATAGTAGGTATTTTTTTCCTTGCTCTAGTGTCATGCCTTTCTTAAGTACTAAGTCTTTATTACACTTAGGAATATTAAATACTGGAATAAACTCAGCAAGAGCCTTAGACTCTGGAGTAATATCATCAACAAATACTACAGGGTAAACACTGCTGTTTAATTTTTCTATTGTCCATTGACTACGAACACCTGATTCATTTATGTTCCAACACACTGCATCTCTTGTACTCTTTTGTGTACGTTGAGCAGACTTCTTAGGAGGTAATGGCAAAGCATCTGCATCCATTCTATTAGTGAATAGAATATCTTGGAATGGAATGTTAGCAATATCATTTGCATTAACTAATACTTTATCTCTGTTTGATTCAAGATAATGATTAAGTTTACGTGCAAGGTTACTGCTGTTATCAGTACTTGAGAATACAGTAGCGGTTAAGTCAATTCCAGTAGAACCAGTTACCTCATTATGAGTAGAACCTCTGCGTCCTCTTCTTACGTATCTATACGATACAGGGGTTGGACAAATTACAGTCTTACCAGACAATCTAAAGTTACTACCTAAGTCTAAATCAATTCGTGAAATTTGACTGAAGCATGAATATGTTTTCTTACTCTCAAGTCTATCCTTAAGATTCTTATGAGTGTTGTTTATATCATTGATAATAATAGTTGAAATCGCATCACGACAATTATCTAACATCTTAGTTTGTTTAATTTTATTATCGTCATTGTTCTCAAGACGTTCTCTTGATGAAGCAATCTTGAAGTGACCATTGGCGACATTCAAAGTCACAGTGTTACCGCCAGCGTGTAGATTATTTTCTTTTCTTTGCCAGTAAGAGACTCCCTGTTCCTCCATCAAGTCATACTCGATACCATCAATCAAATAAATTGTACGAGCAGGGTAAGACTCTGCATACACCGCCATATTGCCGAGCGTCAAAGTCGGCTTAAGTTGGAAGATGTCTTTACTTCCATGAAACTTAATAGGCTCTGCCCAGAATTTAACGCATCTTTGAACTGCTTCTCTAAACTCTGCAATATCTTTAGGCTTAACACCAATACTAATTTCAACACCATTCGGTTGAGTCGTATTATTCTGAGAGATAAGATTAACTCCACCCTCATCACCAAGGTGAGCAACATACAAGTAACGTACACCATTATAAAATGATGTCACTGTAAAGCTGTCAGTGTAAGAGAAAGCAGACTTAGCACCAATACCGAAGCCTCCTGTCTGAGTATTAGTGTTACGTTTAGTTGATGAACCATAGTTGACAAAGATATTTGCCATTCTATCAGGTGAGATACCTACTCCGAAGTCACGCACTTTGAACACTGGATCAAGTGAGTTAGGTACAGTGATTTCGATAGGCAATTTAGCCCAAGTTCCTGCCTCTCGCATAGCATCCCGACCATTACAGATATACTCTTGCACAAGTGTTCTAATCGGGTAAGCATATAGCTTACTCAAGATGTCAACCACTAGTCGAACATCGGAGATGCCGAAGTTCAGAGCCTTACTTGGTTCGACGTTTGAATCAATCTTGACTGCGTTGTTATTTATAATCATAAGTCCTCCTAAAAATCTGATGGAATATTAATATCAATTCTATCTGCAATATTTAAATCAATCATATCATCTGTTAGTTCAGTAATAGTACTGTTGTATAAAAATATCGGTAAAGTTTTGTCTGGTAAATCATTCAGTAAGTTTATTAAATCCTGCACTGTCATAAGTCCTCCTATTACCATTGATCTTCAAAGACAGCTCCGTCTTCTCTGTAAATTTCATTATTATCATTTAAGATTTCAATTATTTCATAAAAGGATAAGTCGTTCTCATCGTGAGTTTCTACCCACCCCAAAGCATAATCATAGACAGCTTTTATCTTTGCTAGTTCACTTAACTCTTTGAATCTTAATTCTTTTTTTTTCACTGTTGCTTACCCTCTTGATATAGTTTGGATTCAACCAATGCCAAGTCCTTCTCATATTGCAACCACATCCTTACTTCACTCGGTTGCCAATCTGATTCATTGAATAAGTCAATAACCTTAGCTAAAGTGTGCATCCTTTCTGTTAGTTTCTCAATAGCTTGAGCGTCACTATCGACGCTCAAGCCACCGTTAATTAATCTGAATTTCATTATGCCACCTTTTGTTCAGCAAGATCCCAGAGCATTGTATTAATCTCAGTTTGACTGATAAGACTATTTACTTTACGAATTGCCTTATCTTTACACTTACCCTCTTGTTCAACCAGAACTCTTGCACCGCCCCTGATTAAGTTCTCCTGCACTACATTCATTACAGTAAATAGATCGGTTGCCTCGTCTTCTCTGCGATGTACAGGCATTGAGAAGGAATGAATGATACTATCATTACCTAGTCGATTTTGTAAAGCTTCACGTTGAAAGGCAATAACTTCCGCTTGAGTAAGTACAGTTGCTTTCATCTTATCAATTGACTCAGTTAGTTTACTAGCTTGAGCAACGATATGGTTGATAGCTACGATCAAACGTTGATCGAAGTCATTACCCGAGTGTCGCACTCTTACAGGTTGGATAAGGTTATCACCAACAACCAAACCATTTGAACAAACAAACCTAAAGAAACCAATTTGAAGCGTTACTGAACTGCTACCATCATGTGAATTTGTCAATAGTAATTGAGGAACTCCATCGGATGTTGCCTTCATTAATGGACTAGTGAAGATCACTCTATGTTTCTGGAAGCCTTGTCGTTCTTTCTTTCGAACCTTCATAGCCACAAATTTATCCATGGTAAAGCCTAGTCCTTGGATACGCATCACAATATCTGAAGTCTTAGCAAGCTTATATTTGTCGCTAAGTGTTGGAAGTTTCTGGTCAAGAGTGTTAATTTCTGTTGTCATGTTGTGTCCTTTTGTTTGAAGCGTCATGCTTCGATTAATTAAATTGTAATTCAGTTTTGTGTTAAGATGAAGTGGGTAAATTATTCCACTTCGTACTTAATGCCTTCAAAAGTTATTGACTTCAAAGTGTTGACGTTAATAGTCCGGTACTCTTCAGATTGTAGATCGAAAACAGTCAGGTAGTTCAGTGCCTCGGCATCATACCCTAGCTCACCACCTTTGAGATATTTCTTGACTCCCAAACGGCATGTCATCTTTCGAAGGCTACCATCTTTTTTAGTAAACTCCACCGAAAATATTTTACTTCCGACAAGTTCTCTTAATTGTTTTACTTCAGTTTTCATGTTGTCTCCTATTGTTAGTGGGCAATTAATCCAATCTTAGGATTGTTGCCTATTGCTATTAAATCATTTTCAGAGGCGTTCGCATAGCCCGAGGCAATTAATTCCGCCTCGCTCTTAAATATTCTAGCGTGTCGATCAGTATCAGCATTGATAAGGTCGTCACGTTTGCCACCTTCAGATTTAATCAGAGTAAAGTTGGCAGGTAATTTGATACCATCAAGTAAAGGTAGACTCTTTGAGTAAGCATAGAACTTTACATGAGGCATTGAGTCCATTACCTTAAACCATTTGTGAAGGTATTCCCGACTGTAGAAGTCACCAGAATCATGGATGCGGATAACATCCGCTTTACGTCGAGTAATCTCATCGATCATTACTTGAGGAAAGTTATCTTGTTTCGTTGCCTCAAGTCTACGTTCAAATGCGGGCTTGACGTTTGACCAAATGTATGCACCTTTTGAAGCATAGCAATACTTTTTACAATCACCTGCCCATATACAAGTATCTTGAGCAGGAATACCGAAGTTAAATACTCGAAGTCCTGTTGCTTTACTTGTTGATTTTAGTTTACTATTCTGCGTCAAAAGTTCCACGTTCCCTCCTATTATTTTCATCGTCCAATCGTACGAGCTCGTCGTATAATTCATTAAAAAATCCGTTCTTAGAAAGCAGATATAATACCTCGTCGCCAAACTTATTAGTATCAATATCTAGGTAACTGAAATTACGTTCTATTAATTGTTCGGCAATCTTTTTTACCATAACATTCTCCTATAATCATTCTATTGCAACGATACCAGATGCGTCAATCGTGGCAATCTTTGCCGTTTTAATACTAGACTCGTCATCTTTCCTGACAAAACTAGTAAACTTGTAAGGATTGTATGTCACTTTAGTTGACTTACCTAGTAAACTTACATCACCAATCCAAATACCTGAACATCCTGCATGGACATTCTTAGACTTCTCTCGTCGGACTTTGGCATTACCTGCCTTTCCCACTAAGAATCTCACGTTTGCTAAACTGATTGACTCAACATGAGCAATCACTTTTCCCTTGTGTCGAACCGAGTAACCGCCTCGGTGAATGTTTCTATAAACATATACTCTCATAGTTGACTTCCTTTATTGGACTTGTGTTAACACTCTCTCTACATTCGAATCTCTTAAGAATTGATGAAAGAAATACCTTAACATCATTTCATTTTTTACGAAGTGTTCGTGGGTAAATGTTGCCCCACTTTTATACTTGACATGGAAAGTTAACATCATACTATTCCCCTTTTACAATCGAGTTGATAAGACTTGTATGACTTGCCAATCTTGCACCCACTTGATGATCCTCTTCTATCTTGTACCCTAGTTCAAGGATACTGCTCAATTGATTATCGCTGAAAGTCTTAACACCAAGCAAGCGGGCAAACTTTTCCGCTAGGTGACAAGACGGATACACTAGTTCTCTACCATAGACATTCTTAGTTTTCACATAGATAGTTTTCATTTAGTACCTCCATGATACTGCACTAATAAATCATAGTGTTTCTTAATCCACAAAGCCACTTCAGGATCTGTCAGTTCTTTCCCCTCTTGAGCGAGGATAGAAAGAATGTTAAGACATGAGACTAGTTCCCTAGCAATCTCTTTTTTATCCATAATCCCTCCCTATGCATTTCGGGCATTGTACCCAAAACTGTAACCTGTTAAATTTACTGAATAACTTGAACGCTATTTAGTAACTTTAACAAGTATAATTATAATCGTACCTAATCGAACTTTAATACAGTAAGAAAAAAGAACACTGTACTGGAAACAATCGTATCTATAGCTTTACCAAAAGTAAAGCGTAGGTAAAAAATACCTACTCAGAACTACATAAAACTATATCACTAAAGTATTAGGAAAATACTCAAGTTATACCCGATTCCTCCAGTACAGTACTCAGTCAATCACTCAATAGTATACTGTTATTGTTTATCCTCGCATCTCCTATAGTATAGTCTGGACGTTTTACCTTGACGCATCTTGTTATACTTCGTTGCATCAATTCTAAGGGCAGTCATATCCGAGTTAATTCTCGTCTCACCATACCCATACAATCCACTATAGTCCTTCGAGTGTCTTAATCTCAGTTCGTACTATTCAGTACTTAGAAGATATACCTATCTTCAGAGACTATACCACACTGCGTCAAAGCGTTCAGTCTTGCTTAAGACCATTACACTATTCAGTGTGTTGACCTATTTGGTCGAGCATCGTTCGTGGACTATAACCACGACACCTTCTTTTACAATACTTTGAGACTCGTTGCCTTGTCTCTCTTTAATCTTATCTCGGTTAATCTGAACAATCAAGCTAGGTATTTTTTGCCTATCGTCTCGCTGTTCGTCTTATCCTTTTGTTGCCCTCGGCATTATTGCCTCGGTACAATCATCTTACCACAATGGTTATAGGTTACAAGCCTAGGCAAACTTTGCCGATACCACCAAACTAAAATAGTCAAGTGTTGCATTATATTATAAGGACAGAGAGATCTATACTAAACTAAAATGGTTGTCAAGTATAGGCAAATTATTCCAGTATGGTTTAGTCAAGTAAACTGGATTGGTCAAGTATTAGGTTTGGGGAATCCTCTATTGTCTCATAGAAAAGAATCGCTGTCAACCCCTAGGCAAATTCTGCCGCTTCGTATATTCTATAAAGAAGACTGACTTAGTTGGTTATTGTCAAAGGGGGGGGGTGGTGGGTGTTAGCCGTGACGAGTTTGGGTTACTGTCTGTACACCAGAATGGGTGTTTATATATCTATGCACTACCTTATGTAAACTTCTGCACTCAGTAGCTCATTGTGGGTGCTATTGTTTACACTATGAACAAATGTATTTATTGAGGATTAAACATGGGTAAGAAGATAAGCAAAGAAGAACTCTCTAATGAACAAATCGAACAATTAATCGAAGAGTTTGCTAATCTTACTGAAGAAGAAAGGCAAAAGCGTCTACTAGGTAAAGGTGCATACAAGTCAGCTTATGAAATACCCGGAAAAGACTTTGTAATAAAGAAGCCACACTATACCAGCGAAGCAATCAACGACATGGCTAGAGAATACGGAGTTAATAAAAGACTACTAGATGAAGTGGATTTAGAACCTCCCATACTTGTTACTCGTAAAAATGAACTTGGAGAAAGAGATCCGTTCCACATTCAAAGACGAGTAGCTCCTTTAAACGACGAACTACGAGAGACTATTACAAATGATCCTAAACTTAAATCATTTAAGGAAGAAGAAGATTTCCTTTCTCAGCTAATGAAGAAGTCAGACGCAGCTAGAACTAGGGCTCTTAATGAAAACGATTTAGTAGCTGCAAAAAACTATGCAAAAGACTACCAAGATGCTTATAGCAAACTTCAACAAGTAACTAATGCAAAAATAGAAAGAAGAAATAATCTTTCCCAACCAGCAATGGAGCTTATCGATAAAGTTAGTGAGGGTATTGAAAAGGCTAATCTTAGAGGTGCAGATATCCACGAAGGAAACATCACCAAGAAAGGTAGCGTCTTCGATCTAGGATCGTGGGTTGACTACATTGATGATGACGCTAAAAGTAAGGGTCTTTCTAAGATGAGATCAAACATCGTAAAAAAAACCATCTCAGAAGCAAAAAAACCAACCAAGTTTGGCATATATAGAGCCCTCATTCCTCTTGTCGCAAAAGGAGCTTTGGCTGGAGCTACGGGATTAGCCTCTTTAGCAGCAGAAGCTTCTGATGCTACAGAAGAAGGAAGTTCTATTGAAGAAGCAGCTATGGAGAGAGAAAAGCAAGATCGTAAGTTTCGCAATACCGTAGGACAAGATACTTATAATGCATCGCAAAAATTATTAAGAAGTATTGGTCCTAAAGATCTAATTGATCCAGATGCGCAAAAATCTCAATTTAGAACACTTAGAAATAAGCTTAAGTAATCTATGCACTATAAAGGAATGGCATGAGAGTATCTAGAAATAAAGTACCGTTTAAGCCACAAGAATTTGAAAAAAATTATTCTCCATCTGAAAAAGATATTTCTCATATGGAAAGTCTTGCCAAGCAAAATAAGCTAGACGAATTAAATGATTTTATAAATAATAAAATGGTTGGAGCGGAATTAGACTCCAATGCTCCCGGAATACCAACTAGAGACTTCCTAACTGAAGCACTTTCAAAATCAATAAGAAAAAGACAACCAGAGTTGGCTAATCTATCAGCAGAACAAAAACTTAACTATTTTAAAGATCAAGTATATCCGGGAGTTGATGAATTTAGAAAAAAAATGGGATTGTCCAGTTTAAAATTAAAAGCAATTCCATGGGTTGGTAGTGAATACAATTATGAAACTGGAGAATTAAACTATGATGATAGATATAAAAATGACCCTATGCAAGAGGGAACTATGCTGCACGAACTTGCTCATTCTGCGGATCACGCATTCCAAGATCAAGCACAAAGAGAATCTCTTATAGATCATTATAGAAATATAGCTGTTTTTGATGGCGAACGTCCTGAACATCCAAAAAATAATAATCATCAAGAATTTAAAAATTCCCAGTTAGGAAGAGAAATAATAAATGATTATATTAAAAAATTGCCTAAATTAAAGAAGTTAGATAGTGGTCAAAGCCGTACGACAAATTCAGAAATTGATGGTTGGATGAATAAAGGGTATTCTAAGATTAAAAGAATGCCAAATTTTGAGGACTATGATTGGAAATCGGGAGATTTTAACTCAGATGTAATTCAAAATCCAGTAGATAAATATAAGCAGATTGGAACAGATCATCACTCAGGTAGAGCATTTTCTTTAGATAACTTCATTAACTTTGCAAAAGGTGGTCTTAAGGATGTTGTTCAAAATGAGAATAGATTTAAAAAATTAAGAAGTAAACTAACATAAATACCAATTTGTAAGAATTACTATATAGTCTTTCTTACAAGTAGCTCTAGTAGTCGCAATTCAATCTCTAGCTCTTCCAAATTTATCACCATATACTTTGCTAATACCATTAGCCTATATTCGTCAGGTACAGAGTCCATCTCTCTTTCTAGACGATTCTGGAGCGTTTGGAGATGTGGGTGTTCTTGTAAAAATAGTTTTAGTTCTTCCATAATCTATGCACTAGCTTTGATACACTCCAACCACTACACTTAAAATTACTAAAAATAATACGGCTTCAGATATACTCATGTCTACTCACTCCTTCGAGAATAGTCCTCGCCAAGAGGCGAGCCATGAAATTTATTTCACAATATAAATTTCCTTACAGTACTTCTATAAATGTCCAACTACCTACTACCGTGTAGAGATCTTCTAGAGTTTCGATACAGAAGTACCGCCATTTACTAGACAGATCACAGTAATAGAATACTAAATTTTCAGAGTATACGATACCTAAGTTATCGTTATGAGTAATGTAATACCCATGTTTCATTTAGTATCTCCTTTGTACAAATCAGGATTTCCCAAACTATCCCATTCCTCTTCTGATTTTTTAAGAATATCTTCTTTACTAAAAGATCTAATTGCTAAACCTTTTAAGTGGTAATTTAATTCTGCTGTTACAGTAGGATCATCGTGATATAAATGAAAAGCTCTTGCGTTTTTCATAACTCCATACTTTAAACATTTTCCAATTTTAAAAGAAACTAAATCATCTTCTCCGCCCCATCCTTCAAAATTTTCTGGATACCCTCCTATCAGTTTATATGTCTCAGTTTTAAAACATATAACTCCCCCAGCTAAAGGTATTATGGTTGCTCTTTTTTCTTTGAATTCTGGCAAGCTAATTAGAGAATTAAAATCTAAATTCAAAATAAATTCTGTGGATTGATTTTTATTTAGATACGTAACATTTTGATGGAAGGGAGATATCGCATCATATTCTTTCAAATTTTCTATAGATTTTTCTATAGTAATTTTATTACAAATTAAATCCGAGTCTCCTAAGATTACATTTTGAAATCCTTCTTCTATTGCTTTTTTAACAGCCACATTCAACGACCACGATTTATTAAATTTTTTAGGATTGTACAAAAATAGGGAATCTTTAATTATTTGACTTTCTCCTTGCTCTACTACGCAAAGATCAAGATTTGGAAAATTAAGCTTTATGTGCTTTTTTAAAGTTTCTAAATTTAGTAATCTTCGAACATCGCCGTTGTATTTAAACGGTATAATATATCTAGTTTTATTCACTTAAAATCTCTTTTATTTCAGTAGTTAGTTCTTCTATAGATATAATCTCTCTCTCATCATATTTACTGAGTTTTCTAATATATCTTTCTATATCTTCTAATTTTTTTGCAGTTTTTGCAGCACTTTGAAAAAGTTCTAATTCGTCTTTATCTTCGTAAGGATCAAACTCATATATTATTTTCATGTAAGAAGTTAGCAACTACCTCACAACTTAGATTTAGTAGGTATGTGACACCTAAGGGTAACGCTGCGATAATTTATTATACCATATAATATCCATAAAAAAATCCCAACCAGTACTGATTATTTTTATATCCCGATTTAAAAGTATGAGTAGGAAACCATATCTTACTAAGTTGGTTAGCTATTTTTTCAGTATATAATTCTGCGTTTAGGGCGTATCTTGCAAAATTTTTTCTCCCCATTTTTTCTATTGCTTTATAGTGATTTGATTTATGATAAATCGGATATTTATTTTCTATGTCGTTTTTGTAATGTGCGAGTTCATGGCAAAATACTGATATAGTCTCAACATCAGTCATGTCATTACTTATTATCATCTTGCCTTTCCAGTACAAGCCACCAGTATTTTTATTAGAGATTTTTATACTACATCCATAAATTTTACAAATTTCTCTTATGTATTTTTTTAAATACTTGCTCAATCTCTAAATCCTTTTATAGTAAGTAAGTCCCCATCTTGAATTCCCAAATCGGGATCTAAGCAAATTGCTTTACTTTTTATAAAAAAATCAACTGGTCCGGGAATATTAATTTCATGATGACCTATTAGTCTTAGCCCATTTAAATACACAGAGCAATCTTTCATTTCGTAATCTAGTAAGTAACTATATTTTTCCTTTTTTAAATTTATAAATTCTACGCACCAGATCATTGCATCTCCTTTTTCTTTTTTATTTCAAAAATAGTTAAATGCTTTTCAATTTCTGTTTTAGTCATTCTATATGTATCAGGACAAGTACACTTATAGGGCATATTTAGACTTCTAGCTTTTAATTGATTTTCGTAGCATTGATCTGAAAATAGTAATTCTAACTCAGATCTCTTATGTTCTAGATCAAAGTCCACTATCTGTTCATTTGTAAGATTTACGTTTAATTCTTTTGCTATTTTTTTCTTGTTTTCAGATTTCATATTTCAATCGTTATGGGGTTGATTATAAGATCGGAATAAGGTATTCCACAAATGGAAGCATTTATAGTCACATAGTTCTCATAATTTGTAGATTCAAGAGAGCACCCTCTACTTTCATGAATATGTCCGCAAACGTGTAATTTTAATTTATTAAATCTATGCTCAATATGATTAGTTAAAGTCGCACTTCCTACATGTCCTCCCGGACATTTATCTAGTCTAAAAAATGCAGGTCCATGAGTAACTAGTATGTCTATATCGTGATCTATAGAACTCCATATACTATCTAATTCTAAATCTGGTAATCCGTATGCCCATCTTCCAAATTCCTTAGAGTAAGGACTTCCGAATATTTTCAAACCATTTATTTCTACGTGTTCATTATTCAACAAAATAATATTATTTTCCATACAAAGTTTTTGCAAGCTTTGTATATTTTTACTTACTCCTACTTCGTGATTTCCACAAATTAAAATCTTGTAATTAGATTCCTGAACGGCATACCATTCTATAAAATTTCTAACCTCATCTTGTTTTCCTCTATTAGTAAAATCTCCTGCATGAATAATCATATCACAAGGAGGAATTATTAGTTGATCATGAAGTTGATGAGTATCAGAAATACAGGTTATCTTCATTTTGTTCTTTTTGTAAATCTATGATTGTGTTTTTTTCTACAGTAGTCAGAACAATATACGACAGCTATTCCAGATTTAGTTTCATATATATAGTACGGCAGATGTATATAGTGCTTTATAATATAGCCCCGTGGAGGAGCTAGCATTGTTGTGGTTAGCGGTGCTGAAAAAATTTTACTGCATTTTTCACATCGTACTGTATTATCTATTTTAACATTCGCATATTGATTAACAACTTTTCCATCTATATTATAACTCATTTACGTATGCACCTTGCTTTAATTTTGATTCCATTTTTCTCCATATCTATCAATTTAGATATAGCTTGTAAGCAGGTTGATTCAGAATTAAAAGTGGATACATTTGTACTTATAGAAGTACCTAAACTATTAATCACGATTAAATATAATAAATACTCCATTATCTATCCTCACATAATTTAAAAATTCTTCCATTTACATATATCTTTTTTAATCTAAAAACATCTTTGCTAATAAACATTTTATCGATAACTACTGACATGATAGCCATCGTTAATGCTATTCCAACTACTAAACCGTGAATAAAGTTCAATGCCAATTTTTGTTTAACCATACTGCTATAAATGGAACTCCTAAAGTTATTATAACTTGTACAATCTGAAAAGCCAAACGCCATCTTTCATAAGCTGACATTCGATTAAAATCTTCTTTTATAAATTTTATAATTTTTTCTGAGAGATGCATTTTGCTAAATTCTTGTAATCACCAAGAAATCCACCATCTAAGCACTTTGTATAGTATTGTTGACACTTAAGTTGCCTCTCTTCTGTGAATTGTATCAGGGTTGATGAATTTGCTCCTGCTCCATTTAATTGACAAAGTAATGCTATAGTTTGAATGATTTCCATATTACTCCCTAATTCTTAAGGCTCTAATAAAAAAAACACATGCTGTTATACCAAACCCAATTCCAACAATTGGAAATCCCCTGACTGTCATAAAGACATTTAGAAGAGTGAATAAATAACCTATAACTGTTAATTCTAATTTTTTTTGTATCATATGTTAAAAGCGAGCCGCCACCTCACAACTTCCCAGAAATCTATAACATCTAGGGGTATGTGACACCTCGGAGGAGGGAGTACTAAAACGTGGTATCAAAGTACTCTTAAACTAACTCCAAAGCGGGAGGCTACGCTTCGGACAGTTTTTAAAGGTCGATGAATAATAGCTGCGATATTTTTTGCTGACATTTTTCCTGCATTATTTACAATGAATTCAACAGTTCCAAAAGTTAATGGCTTATTTAGTTTAGTCCATTTTCCATTTACCTTAGACAATTTCTTCATAAAACTCCTTTATTTATTAATTTATTATAGCACGAGATTTATTTAAATAAAATTATTTTTTATTAAATAATTGGTCTATAAGTTTTTCATATCCTTTTATATTTTCAGGATTGTCTATTAAATAACGACTTGCAAACTTCCTACTTCTTTCTAAGTACTTATTATTAGGATACTCTAAATTATCAAAATTTCGTATCACGTACTCAAGATGTTCAACCGCAATTGTTGCGTTATTTTCAGGATAATACCATCCTAAGTCTTTCATCATAGAACTATTATGAACTACGGGATATCCTAGCCAAGCAGCATCCAAGTATAGATAATTTAAATCCCAATGAACTTGGTGAGATAAAACAATATCCGTATGGGTTTTTAAACTCCAAACAATTGGATATCTACTTTCAAAAAACATTTTGTTATTTTTATAGCAGTCCATTCGGTTTACGAATTGAACAAAATCTCTTTTCTTTTTAATTCTATCTGTTCCAAACATGTTTACTTTGTCAATTGAATCAGGATTTCTATTATAAAGTTTTTCAGATATTACAATAGGAATAATACAAGTTTTTCCCATATTTAAATTAGGCTCCATCGTTGATATTCTTTTTTTAGAATTAACCGGAGCGTAGTTTGCTGTTTTATTTTTTTGCTCATACTTTTGTATGTCTGGTTCCATGAATTTAGGACTCCATACATAGGGAGCCTCGAAAACAGGACATTTATGTATTTGTTCAAAAAAATGCTTATCTCGTTCATAGAAATGAGGACTTACCCATATAGCATCTAAATTATTGTTTTTATCATATAGTCCAGTTGATTTATCGTCAAATAATACTTTTTCATTAAAAATACTTAATTCAGATCCCAATACTTGAAATACTATTTTTTTATTTAAATTTTCTAATTCTGTAAATTCTTTTTTAGATAAATTTCCATGACACAAAACAATTACGTCACATAAATTTTCAGCTTCTTTTACTGAGATTATATTTTTAGAATAAGGTTCCCAAAAAGTATTTTTGTAATCTTCGGGATTTATATTAGCAGAATTAATAATGTATGAATTATTTACATTCTTACATTTTTTATATAGTTCTTGTAGCAATATTACATTTTGACGAATTCCATTACTAAATGGAGAGTCTTTTTTTGGATCTTTTAAAATTATAGTAATTCCTATATTAATCTTCATCTTCCGGCTCCCATGCAGTATCGAGTGTTCCTAATTTTTTTAAATAAGCGAATGGAGGAAGCATCCCTTCTTTTTCTAAAGCTGATAAAATTCTTTCGTTTAAAGGGACAAATCCTTCTAAATTATCTAAATCTACTTTTACCCAATCATCCACAAATTTTCCATAAGTATCATCAATAATTTTTAAAGCATCTTTTCTTTTCATTAAAAGTCCATTCTTAAAGCATGGGTTATTATTCCAACAGAAAAAAGATTATCTATGGAAATATTTTTTGTTAATCTAATTCTATAGTCTAATCCAATAACTGGAGTTATTCCATTAAAAGAAGGAGGTTCAATTCCAATTTCTCTAAATTTTTTAAAATTAGTATTATATCCTCCGGCAATAAATTCTAAATTGTTTGCTAATTTAAAAGAACTTATAGGTCCGATTATAGATCCACAAGAAGAATCCTTTCCAGAAATAACGCCCACTTTAGTTTTCTCTGTACCCACTAGACCAATAACATATTCATTATGTATAGTACCATAATTATTTAATCTTTTACAGTATGGTAAATTACTTCCAATATAATGATGAGTAATACCCCCATATAAAATAGAAATCATTAACTACCTACTATCCATTGAGTCGTGTTGGCTTTATAGTTTGGCATTTCAGAGTTTCTAGAACAAAGTGCTTTATCTAAAAATAAAATACGGTATTGAGGATATAAAAGAAAATCCCCAGTTAGGGTTTGAACCGCATGTAATTGTTTCCAGTGTGTTGGGTGTCTACTATACCCTTCTCCAACAAAATCCACAGTAAAAAGATATTTTCCAGAAGAGGCTATCTGATCTCCAATTACTTCACATTCCGCATATCTCAAACTCTCTATGCAGAAAACTTCAATATCATCACTAACGCAATCCCACATTTGAGAATCTTGTAAGTTTAATTGTTTATTAAAACAATCTGCTCTGAATGTTATAGCATTTGCTGGTAGACCTGTAAATAAAGCTCCAGTTTCTAGTAGAACACTAAATTGAAGGGCTTGATTTTGCCTAGCTCTAACTGATACTAAGTGTCCTTGAGTTTTACCTTCCTGATTAGAATCGTTATCAAATAAAAATTTATTCCAAATATGTACTTCAATAGGAGGTAAATTTTGATTTTTCATTTAAAATATCCAATTAGGTTTTTTATTGATTATAACAGAAGAATCTAGTATAAATTGAATAGGTTTTTGTTTCATGCTTGGTGCTTCAAATTGAGAGTCAATAAGAACTTCTTCTAACGTCCCCTGTAAACCTCGAGCACCTAATCCTTTAGCTAATGCGTTTATTGCTAAAAGTTCTATTGCGTCTGGCATAACAATTAATTCTATTTTCTCAGTTTCAAACCATTCTCTAAAGGATAATAAAATAGAACCTTTTGATTCTATTAGGATTTTTTTAAAATCTTCGATTGTTAGCTCTGAAAGTTTTGTAATTATGGAAAATCTTCCAACTAATTCTGGAATCATTCCATATTTAATAATCTCGCTGGTTTCTGAATTTTCAAGTCCTACAAAAGCCCCAGAAGCTATGAATAGGATATTTTTTGTATTTAATTTTCTATCGTATGATGATCCAGATTGCCCGGAACTATAAGCAACGTCGCTACCCTCTATTAGTTTTAGAAGAGCTTGCTGAACCCCCATTCCATTAACATCGTTATCTGTGTTTTTCTTTTTTAATTTATCTATTTCATCTAAATATATAATAGATTTTTCAGCCCGATCCTCATCTCCTTGGCAGACGTTGACCAATTCCGTTATCATATCCTCTACATTTCTACCCTCATATCCCGAAGCAGTCAATTGTGTACAGTCAATAGTAATAAAAGGAACGTCGAGTATTTCAGCAAGATTAGAAATCATATAGGTTTTACCACATCCTGTAGGACCTATGATCATTACGTTAGTTTTCTTAATCTTATCTCCTCGCATTCTTTTAAAATGATTATACCCCGCTACTGATAAATATTTTTTAGCCTGATCATGTCCGATAACATATTCATCTAACTTATTTTTTATACTTTCCGGAGTTTTTACTGTAGTTTTCAAATGTAATTATCTTCCTCTATGTCATCTATATATTTTTCCGTAATAGTTGGATATACTCCTAAATCTTCGTTATCAAGATATAGTTCATCCATGGCTTTTTCTACTTTCGAAATTGCCACATCTTCACTAGAATAAACTCCAACTATCACTGTATTCTCTAAATCTACCAAAGAAGCAATATATACTTTCATGCTATTTCCATAATAGGTTAAATTTTTTATAATAAGCTTGTTCTAATGGTTTTTTTATTTTATAAGCTCCGGTAATTCCTCTATTATAGCATAAAACGTACAAGTTATTTTTTGTGTGCTTACATTTTCCCTTTAGTTTACCCAAAGTATGCAGGGCTATAGCTATATTTGTTTCTGGAATAAATATCCATTTTGGATTATGAAATCTATAGAAATTTCTATTTAGTTGAAATAGACCTCCATCATTTGTTTTTGAGATAGCCGTAGGATTCATGCTACTTTCTATTTTTGCCATTTTAAAAGAGATATAAGGATCTATTCCATTTACCATAGAATAAAAAGTTATAAATAAATTAATCATAGGACTCCTATTTTTAGTATATGGGCAATGATCCATATTGCATGGGGATGTACAAAAGGGACAAGTATCAGCAGTCAACATATAAAGTATCCCCATTATATAAAGAATCTACAAGTTCGTAATTAGATTCCATGAAATATTTTATCTTCTCTTTAAAACTGTCCCCCCAATTAGGAAGTCCTAATTTTCTAACTTGCAAATCATACGGATCTCTCGCTTTAAAATCATAGTCGTTTTTATATTCTATCCAATATATTACTTCTACTTTTCCAAAATCAATCCAAGTACTTCCGGTTTTTAGTTTAATAATTAAATTTTTATTTGCTAACATATTAAAATCCTATAAGCCAAGTGTTAAAATTAATTTTTAAATCTATGTAAAATTTAGAATTATGAAATATAATACAAACTCCAAACCCCCTAGTATTTTTTGATTTACTTTTTAGTATTTGCATTTAAAATAACCTCCTTATCTATTTCTACAAATCCTTCAGGAATATTACTTGATACTCTAGGTCCCATATCCATAAGTAAATACGAACTCTCATATTTTATTTTAGAAATAGGAATACCTACGAATATAGTTTTCATATATTTAGTTAGTAATTTCAATAATTTAGCATAATCTTTTGGATTTACTGTAAAAGCATTCACATTAATATAATCTATTTGTGAAAATTCGATAGATGATAGAAGTGAGTTTTTATAAAACTCTTCTACTGGATTCTTATTTTTCCTTATTATTGGGAATTTGATTAGCATAAATCTCCTAGACATATTATAACAAATGTACATAGAGGATGCAAATATGACTTGTAAATCATGTAAACAGGACGTAACAAAAGAACCTGTAGTGAGAAAAGATGTTACTAGATTTGTTGACCATAATGGCAAGTTATGGAATGGAAAGCAGTGTCCTGACTGTTATAGATCTTATAACAGAGAAAGAATGCGTCTAAAAAGAAGAGAAACTAAAGATATTAAACTTGAAAATAATTTAAAGATTTGATATCCACGAAATATATAGTCTACATTCGTGTTCTAATGATTTGAATTCTGTAATCCTTGAATAGAATTTTTTTTTATCTAATGCTTTTATAAATTTTTTAACAGAAGATTTTTCTACAAAAACTTCCATATCGGACATTCCTATTTTTGCATGCAATTCTATTAGTTGAGCAATATCTTCAATAGAAGTGTAAACTGTTTGTTCCGCTTCTCTAGTAATTTCAATTGCCTTTTTTTTACTCATCATTTATAGATTTCCAATTTTTTAAAAGAGCATTTGTATTTATTTAAATTCCTCTTATTTAGATAGCTTTTACCTATTGTATCACAGTTTCTTTTATAATAGAATTTGTAATCATAAGTAAAAGCTTTACCGTTCAAAAATAATGTAAGTATCCAAACTTTCATATACTTAACTCGCACAGACCTCCGGAACAAGCAATTTGATCTATTCTATTGGTAGTATCTGTTACTTCTAGTATTTTACTTAAATCTATTTCTTTTACCATGTTGTCATATTTTTCAAACATTTGCTTTGTACAATCTTCGAAAGGTGCTTGTTGATAAATAGCATCCGAAAAAGGTAGTAAACTTACTGCTGCATACTCAAATCGATCATTCCATAACTTATTAAAAAGTAAATCAACTTCTTCGGGTTTATAGTTAATTGTACAACTGATATTATGAGTGTTAACTCCTTCTCGATGACCCGGTACTACCCAATTATTATAATAGTGTTTTACTCTGTCAAAAAGAACTAATGCACTTTCTTGATGCCTAGTTATTGCCCCTTCTGGAGATTTTTGAGGAATTGTAACTACTACTCCATTTGCAGAAAAAATATCAGGTTCTACTAGTTCTGGAATTACTCTTAAAAGATATCTAGCAAGTTCATCGTCTTTGTTCATTCTTACTCGTCGGAGATAATACTCTGAATGTCTAGCGTGAATTCCTGAACTGGACCCGAGTACGCAACTAGCTGTTCCTTCTGGCTTAATAGCTGTGGTTCTATTTGCGACATTAATTCCAATTTTTTTTGCGTATTTTTCATTAACTTCAAGGACAAGTTTCGCAGCTCGTTGTAGAGAATCACTGGACAAACTTGTTGCATCTGCAATTCCAGTAAAAGAGCATCCAATAAGTGCTTCTGATTCAGTGACGGTTTTCCATTTTTCACTGAGGTATGGAAAATCTGTAAATCCTGCTTGTAAGGTTCCAAGCAATGAGGCGGCATATACTCTATTTTCGAAGTCTTTTTCATTTTTAATTCCAGTTAAATTGGTTGTTGTTAAATTGCAGAATTGATTTGATTGAAGACCAATTTCCGCACAGGGATTAGTTCCCCATTCAATATTATTTGTCCAAAAAAATCCGGGTTCTCCAGCATTACTTGCAATACACATGTCATATACATTTTTAAATTCTTCAAAAGTAGTTTCAGTTCTTGGTAAAACTGCTGAATTATTTGCCCTCGCTCGATGTGGATGTTTTTCCCACCAAGATCCATGTTTAGAAGATAGCATTTCCGTATCATTTCTGTCAAATAAACAGATTAAAGCAGCTCTACGAATTCCTCCAGATAGTACGCAATCTGCTATCAGGCATAGAATGTCATGGACCTGTAAAGGAGATAATTTTTTTCCTAAATTAAGTTTTAGGATAGATTCTACTTTTATTAACATTTGCCGTAGAGGTTCAGGTCCCGGGGCTTTCGCTCCAGTTGTTACTAAATAAGATCCTTTGTCTCTAATTTTAGAAAAGTCAAAAATAGGTCTAATTGATCCGAAAAAATAAGCAGACGTAAGTTGGTTTAATGCTTCTGCCCATCCTTCTATAGAATCATGAACTACGTAAATACCTTCTTCTTTAGGTACTCTTAGACTCGGTAGTTGATTTATGTGATGTTTTTGTACTGAGTATCCGAATCCTGTTCCAGAGAGCAATAAGAATAAAGCTTCTGCAAAAATTCTCGGGTAAGTAATATTAGCGAAAGAACAATTAAATAATCTCACATTATTTTTTAAGATAGCTTCTCCTCCAAATTGGAGAGATCTCATAGAAGGCATAACATTAAAGTCATGTACTTGTTTAAATGCTTTGATAATATCCCTGCTAAGTTTTGGATATTTTTCTAAGTACATTGATAAATTTCTATTTATAGTTTCTTCTAAAGTTTCTCGTCTATTATGCGAATTTAAATGTTTTGAGTAAGTTCTATAGGCTACGATCTCGCTTAACAAACGATTTGATTTGTTCATCTACTCTCCTGTTGAATTTAGGCTAACCGGATTTCTTTAGTTTTTCCAAAATGTTTTTTAAGCATTTTATTTTTATCTTCTATGATTTTAACACATTCTTTGAAAGTTTTTTCAGTTTTTTTATGAGCAAAACAAATTTCTCTAATATCTACGATAGGCATATTTTCAGTAAGGGTTAGTTCTTCTTCTGATGCTTCTCTTTTTAAATAAAGATTAATTAGTTTTTTTCTTGCTACTACATTAGGATATTCTACTTTTACAAAAATATCAATTCTACCATTTCTGACAATATTTTCAGGAATAGATTCTGGATAGTTAGTAGATAAGAAATATATCGTATTAGATAAGGATTTTGAACCGTCTAAAAAATCTAACATCTCACGTATGTCATCGGATGATTCTAAAAGAGATACGGCTTCTTCAAAAACCACAATCTTTAACTTGTCTTTTGTAGAAGTTTCTAGTTTTTCTAAAAATTTACGAGAAGGAACTCCGTCCATAAAAATTACGATAGCATCTTTTTTACGAATAAACTCTCTCATATAACTAGTTTTCCCACTTCCCGGAGGACCAAATAATAGTACTCCAAGTTTATAAGCAGAACAAGAATCTGTATACAATTGTTTGTTTTTTACAAATTGATCAATTCCTTCATCCAAGTCTTTTAAGCTATCCATCAATTCTACATATTTATCTTCTCTAATTACCATTGGAGAAATTCTTTCTGGAACAGATGCGCTACCAAATTCATGATAATAAATGCCATTTGGTAAAATTTGTGGTTCTGTTTGTGGAGTAGCTTTTTCGTATACTTCTACTAAGTTATTAGTAATTACTTCGTATGATTTTTCTGGATTTAAACTTTTAGCCATTTCCTGAGGAGTTTCGTAAAAACAAAGTTCATGTTTACTCTTAGTAAATGGACTAAGATAAAATCCAGTAGGTGTGTTAAATTTATACCAAACAAGTTCTAGTTCAGAAGTAGTGTTTTTTGAGTCTTCGTTTGCATTTTCTTCTTTTAGAATCTTATTTAGATTTAAAATCATACAGGATTGCTCCTAATTTTCTCTTGAAGTTGCGTTGCTACTTTTTCAATTTCATCTCGTGCTATAGTAGTTTTAGTTTTTAGGTCTTCTACCTCTTCTTTAGATCTCTCCGTATCTTTTTCTAAAAAAGAAAGTGCATTATCTAAAGATCTCCTGACAATTTCGCAGAATTCAAATACCGTTTCCGCTTCCCCTCTATTTAAAGCAACATAATTTGCATTGGTTGGTTTTATCTTTTCATAGAGATCGTTAAAAGCTATGGCTAATTCTTGATCTTTTCCATTTACTGCGTTATTTTCAGAGGCTTTTAAAATTTCTAAAAGATAATTGCGTTGATTGTCATTCAAATATAATTTCATTCGTAGATTCTCCATTTTCTTTTTTGTTTAATCTCTCATATGCTTCATTTGATAATCTTAGTCTAATCGACAAGCCGTTATCTTGTATTGATAAATAAAAAACGCCCACCCCTGCCCAAAAGAATCGTTGTTCTTTTTTTAAGATTTCCACCATCTCATACCCAGTTACCTTAAGTATAGCATCTATATCGTAAACTCCCAAACCTGTTTTTTTGGCAATTTTTTTAGCAATTCGATTCATTTTTGGAAGTTTTTCCATTAGTATATCCAATGCCTTTTTCCTGTTGACTTTATTGGTCTAGTATCTACGTGCACAAATCCCTTTTTTCTACCGTCTCCAACATTATTAAATTTATTAAAACAAATCTCATACAGTAAATCTAAATCATCTAAAGTTTTTCTTGAAGGAGAAGGATCTGCAGCTAGTCCTTTCATGTGAGAACTATTTTCCTTTCCTCCTATTTTTTTATTATGAGCAGGACATCTGTATCCAGAGTTTATTACTATACCACTACCATATTCTACTCTAACTTCTTCTAATTTGTTTACTAATTCCTCATCAATAAACTGATCCTTATCATTACAAGCCTTACAAGGACACTCAAATTCCGAAGAATTGAAGTGATCTGTCAATTGCTTGTTTTCTCCTTTTTTGAATGTTATAATCATAAAACACCTCTTTCGTATATTTGTTTATTTATTATGCAAAAGAAGCATTGCGTCACCAATAATTTTAATTATTTAGTAATATTTTTATGTCAAACTCGTATAAATTTAAATTATACTATTATGCGTATCGTATACAATCGAGAGTACTTTTCTATACGTTTCGCAGCTCGCTTCAGGCTCGCTGCGTAAAATTGCGTGTACTATATAGTAATATTATACATGCTTTTTTTAAAAAACACCAAATAATATTTTTATGTGCTATAATAACAAATATATTATGAGACAAAGTAAGTTCGAGTGTTCCACTTGGAATAAATGTACACAAGCGATTAACACAATGTCTCTTTTAACATAGGTAAAAAAAATGAAAAGTTATGATTTTGTATTCATACTAGTATGTCTTTTTGTCCTAAGAATTGTATTCTTTTCAGCATCTTACGCTGATGCTGCATGTTTATTTTCCGTATTTGCTTTTTTGACAGCTAATGAAATTCTAAAAGTTAAGAAAATTTCTAACCAAGTTCTAGAAAAAGTCACAAAAAATGAAGACACTACAAATGCTAGAATTGTAGAACTTAGTAACGAAATGGTGAAAATCAGAAATGCAGCCGAAGGTATTAAAGCTGCAGTTAACTTTGTTAAAAAATAATTATGAAATTATTATCAGCCGATGAAGTTAGAGATATTCTAAGTCAGAATGAAGAATTGAAAAAATATTCTGAAAAATTAACTACTCTTAACACTAAACTTCAAAAAGAATTAGAACAAACAAAAGATAAGTTAGCTCATTTGGAAGAAATAGCTAAGTTTTCTCAAAATCCTATCGCAGTTGGATCTAATGAAGAGGAATTGTGTAAGCTTGAAATAAATAGACTGTATCAATCAGCAAAAACCGGACCATTAGAATTTACTGAAGTTAAAGCTTTTGAAATATATGTGAAATCTTTAATGTTAATTAAAGGCAAGTCCGTAACTGAAGAAAAAAAGAATAAAAAAGAGCAAAGTTTAAGCCACGATCAGTTATTGCAACTTGCTTTACAGGTCGTAGATGATTCAAACGAACAATAATACACTACAAATAACTCCGCAGCAAGCTAGAGAAATCCTTTGGAGAAAAGGAAAAGTAGCTGATTTTCTATTAGATAGTAATCAAAAAATCCTTAGAGATCAATTAAAATCTACAAAAAGAAAAACCCACGTAGCCTTGTTTTCTCGACAATCTGGTAAGAGTTATGGAGCTTTAGGGATTGCCACAGAAGAATTGCTTACAAGAAAAAACATTACAATATGTTATGTAGCTCCTCGTCTTAAGCAAGGCAAGAAAATTGTAAAATCCACTTTTGATGAAATATTTAAATCATGTCCTCAGGATATAAAACCCAAATTTGACAGAGATTCGTCTACTTATGTATTTCCGTCAACTAAAAGTAAACTAGAATTATATGGATTTAACGCAGAAGAAATAGAATCAGCAAGGGGACCTAAAGCTCATATGATTATTGTAGATGAGTGTGGGTTTATGAATGATTTAAAATATGGTCTAAAGTCCGTTCTGTACCCGAAGTTAAACTCAACAAAGGGATCAATGTTGTTGATTTCAACTTTGCCAAGATCTCAAGGTCATGAGTTTTGGTCTATAGTAAAAGAAGCGGAGTATAAAGAAACTCTTTTAAATAGAAATATATATCAATGCCCTAGATATACACAGGAAGATATTGATGGTTTTGCTGAAGAAGTTGGGGGATATGATTCTGTAGATTTTAAAAGAGAGTACTTAAATATAATGATAACTGACGAAGATCATGCAGTTATTCCCGAAGCTAATGATGAAATTCTTGCTAAAATAGTAAAGCAGTATAGTAGACCAGCATACTATGATTGTTATGTTTCAATGGATATTGGGGTTAAGGACTTAACTGGTGTATTATATGCTTATTATGATTTTATTACAGGAAAAGTTGTGATAGAAGACGAAGCTACTTTTAAAGGAAAAAGTTTTACTACAGCGAATTTAGCAGCTTCCATAAAGAAAACGGAAGAATCGTTGTGGAATTTAAAAAAACCTTTTTTAAGAGTTTCTGATAATAACAACTTGATTTTATTAAATGATTTAAGTATTGACTATGGGATTACTTTTATTCCTACGGCAAAAGATAATAAACATGCTTGGTTAAACCAGATAAGAATTTTAATAGCAGAAGAGCGTATTGTTATTAATCCTAAGTGTAAGCAGTTGATTTTTCATTTAAAAAATGCAACTTGGAATAAAAATAAAACAGATTACGAGCGATCTCTAGATGGAGGTCACTATGATTTGATTGATGCGCTGGCATATTTGATACGTAACATAGCGTTTACACGTAATCCATATCCTAAAGGCTATGGTATGACTTATGGCGATTCGGCATTTAGATTAGGCGAAAGTGGAAAATCTAGATTTGAAGAACATTTACTTAATATGTTTAGTTATAAAAAGAATTAAACAAATAATAATAGAGGTTTAAATGGCTAAACAAACATACTTTGCAGCTAGAGAAGGAAAAGAAACGGCTTCCGTTCTATTGGAAAAAGCTTCCGATTGGAAATCTACCCTAACTACAAACGGTTATTTAGAAAAATTAAAAACATGCTGGGCTACCTATCATGGGGCTTATTTTACAGATATGGCTTCTGGTCATACTATTACATTTGCTGGGGAACAGGGAGAATTAGCTCAACTACCCGTAAATCATATTCGTAATTTAGCGCAACATATGTATGTTATGACAACGTCTAGTAGACCATCTATGGAAGCTAGAGCTGCCAATACTGATTATAAATCTAGCGCACAAGTTACTTTAGCTAATGGTTTATTAGACTATTACATGCGTGAAAAAAGATTAGAGCGTTACATTAATAAAGCCGTAGAACTAAGTATTGTTTTAGGTGCTGGATATGTGAAAGTGGAATGGGATGCTACTTCAGGTAAAGTAATCGAAGAAGATGAAGAAACTGGAGATAAAGTATTTGAGGGGGATATAAAATTCACAAACGTATCCCCTTTTGACGTAGTTTTTGATGTGAACAGAGAAGACAATAATCATGATTGGGTTCTAATAAGAACTTACAAAAATAAATTCGATTTAGCTGCTAAATACCCAGAATTAGAAGATGAGATTTTAGCTCTAGATACTAAGAGTGCAAAAGATAGGTATTCTCTTCAAATATTTAGAAAATCAGATTCCGATGAAGTAGAAGTATGGACGATGTATCATAAAAAAACAGATGCGATGCCAGAAGGTAGAGAGCTAGTTTTTCTATCAGATGACATTGTTATACATGATCAAGTATTACCATATAGAAGAATTCCAGTATTTAGAATGAGTCCTAATGAAATTCTAGGTACGGCTTTTGGTTATTCTAATTTATTTGACCTACTACCTTTGCAAGAAGGTATTAATCATCTTTACTCATCTATTATGTCTAACAATATAGCTTTCGCTACTCAAAACTTATTTGTGAGATCTGGTTCTAACATCGACATTACAAATTTAGGTGGTGGATTAAATATTATTCAAGGAACAGAAAAACCTGAACCATTGAATCTACTAGGAACTTCCCAAGAAACATTTAATTTTCTTCAAATGTTGGAAAGTAAAATGGAGCAATTATCGGGAGTTAATTCCGTGACAAGAGGTACTCCAGATCCTGCAGCTAATTTACGTTCTGGAAATTCTTTAGCTTTAGTGCAATCTATGGCTATTCAGTTTCAATCTGGACTTCAAAATCAATATGTTCAACTAGTAGAGGATCTGGGAGTAGCTATTCTTGAAATTTTACAAGATTACGCAACTGCTCCAAGAGTAGCTTCTATTATTGGCATAAACAATAAACAATACTTAGTTCAATTTAAAGGAACTGATATTGCGGATATTAATAGAGTTATTGTAGATGTAGGAAATCCTTTAGCTAGAACAACTGCAGGTCGAGTACAAATGGCAGAACAGCTAATGCAAATGAAACCAGAAGAATTTTCAATTCAACAATATGCTCAAGTTATTAATACAGGAAGAATTGACGGAATGATGGAAAGTCCAGTAGATCAAACTAACTTAATTCAAATGGAAAATGAAAGACTTATTCAAGGAATTTCAGTTCCTGCATTAGTTATCGATGATCATAAAGAACATATTTTAAGACACCGAACTATTTTAAACGATATTGATATTCGTATGGATGAAGAAAAAGCTTCCGTTATATACGCTCATATTCAAGAACATATTGAATTTGCTAGAAGTACCGATCCTGCTGTATTAATTATGACAAATCAACAACAATTGCCTCCTGCTCCAGCACCTGCTCCAACAGAAGCACCTGCTCCAGAAACAGCTAATCAACCGCCACAAAATGCAGCAGGACAATCTCCTATAGCGCAAGTAGCAGAAGCATCTGAACAATCAATGCAACAAGAAATGCCGGGAGTACCTAAACCAGCTACTCCACCAGCACCTTTTGAAAACTTACCTACAACCACTATTCCGAATCAATAAATATGAAAGAAGGCAGAATAAAAGAAATACTACAGGAGATACGGAGATTAAAAGATAATCCCGAAGCTATAGATAAGTTTTTAAATACTGAATTAGAAGAAAAATTTAAAAAAACATTACAGAGATCTCAAAGAGCAGATCCTTTAATGAAGCAGTTGCCCTCTAAATATAAAGCTAGAGCAACAGATGATTTTTTGCATGATATACTAGGACAAATAGCTACGGAAGAACTTGAAGGTATCGATAAATTAAAACCTGAAGATCAATATAAAAAAATACTTGAAACTGCTTATCCTGAAATAAAAGATCTACAAAAAAGTATAAATTATAATCCAAACATCTATGTAAAAGATCTTCCCCCTAATATAGCTGGAAGTTGGCAACCTTCTAAGGGTATTGTTTTAAGTAAAAAATTTGCGGAAGATCCCTCAAGAAAGCTAACTATGAGAGGAACTGTTTTACATGAAGGTGGACATGGTATTGATGATACAGCAGCTAAACTAAAAGAACTTTTAGATGAAGTAGATTCTAGAGCTGAAAGACCAAAAGTTTTACAGTTTAGAGATTTAAATCAATATGATCCTAATAAGACAATTTTTCAAAATATGAAAAACTCTGAACTATATAGGTATTTTGAAAATGTTCGAGATAAATTAGATAAGTTTAAAGATAAAAATCCAGAAAAAATAGAAAGTTTAATAGATCAAGAGGCTATTAAAAAATTTGAAAGTTTACCCTACCCAGATGATTTTGAACATTCATCCTATGCGAACAAGACCCCATTAGAATTACAAGATTTACATACTAGAGGACATTTTTTTAATAGAAATTTTGCAAAAAAAAATGTATTAAAAAGCATTAAAGATGGAATAAAAGGTGTTAAAAGTTTAGGGGTTTCTATGCTTCCAGCAGCAGCCTTGGGAGCTATTGCAGCTTATTCTCCAGATACAATGGCTGGAACTATTGCTAGAACAGGAACTAAGGTTTTAGATGAGGGAGATCCAACTTCTTTTCTTTTTCCTTCAGAAGCTGGAGAAGGGGAAGAACAAGAATTAAAGAAAATGATTCAAGAAAAAGAAGTTGAAGAAGCTCAAAAAATAAAAAAAGAAAGCAATCTTACAGATGAACAAATGCGTAGATGGTCTAAAATAAAGGATCAATTAAAAAGGTAGTTATGAAAAAAACAAAATCATTTGAAGAAGTGCTAAAAGAACAAGTAGATAAAACTGATATTATTGACATGAATAAACAGTTAGAATCTACAATACCAAAAACTTTGTCGGATGAGTCAACAGAAGAATTTTTAAAAAAAAGACAGTTACAGCAAGAAATGAGAAAACAATATCTTCCTACTCCAGCAAAAGATCAGGTAGCACTGTATGAACAAATTCAGAAACAAAGTTCAAGTCCTGTAGACGTATCGCAAGAAAAAAACATTACAAAAATAGAAGATATTATAAAACAAGCAGATCCAGCAAGTTTAGAAGACAGGGCTACAGTAGAAAAATTAGAAAGATTAAAAAGAAAACAAGGTAATTTGACAAAAAAAAATTTACCAAAACTGCCAAAAATACTTAAAAAAGGTGGTAGATTTGGGGCACTTGCTTCCGCTTTAGGACTTGGAACTTCCCTACTAGCTCCAAAAAGTAAAGCTGCAGAAATAGTTAGTAAGATTGGAGAAGCTGCTGAAAAAGTAGATCCAGCTACTTATTTACAACAAGGTATATCAGATTTCGATAAAAAATTTCAACAAATGCAAGATGAGGCTAACCGTAAAAAATTAGAAAAACAACTCATGGAAAGAGAAGTTGGAGAAGTTGTAAAGACTACTGGAGGCGAGCCTGATATCCGTCCATCTAAGTCTGAGAGTATGCTTGGAGAAAAAGAAAGTAAAGACATTGAAGACATGTCTAATATATTAGATTATGAGGATTATTTAAAACAAAGAAAAAGAAAATTCGGCTACGAATAAACAAATGTACATAGAAAAAGCTACCGCAATAATGTGATGCTTTAACTTATAACTACCCTGTAAGGGCGTGAAAAGGATTGTATGTCAGAAAATACTTCAGTAGAAAGTACTGGTTCCGAGTCAAGTGAGTCATCTGAAATTTTAGAAGCAGATGGATCTTTGCAAGCAAATGAGTCAAATGAAAAACCTAATTCAATGACTCAAGATGAATGGGAAGAATTTAATTTAAAAGTAAACGGTAAAGAAATTAAAGAAAGAGTTAATCTAAAAGATCGAGAGAGAATAACTCGTGCTTTACAAATGGAAAAAGCTGCTCAACAAGCTTTTCAAGAAAGATCAATTACAGCTCGTCAACTTGAGGAAATTCAAGGAGATGTTCAAGAATTTCTAGAACAATTTACTTCAAATCCTTTGTCTGTAGTAATGAGTCCAGAATTCAATCTTACAAAAGAACAAAAAAGAGAGCTTGCAGAAGCTATCCTACGTGAAGATTTAGAAAATAGTCAAAAATCTCCAGAACAACTAGCTCTAGAAGAAACTAAAAGAAGATATGAAGAACTTTTAGCGGAAAAAGAAGCCCTAGAAGAAGAGAGACGTTCTGCAGAACGGCAGAGACTTGAGCAAGAAGCTGCAATTCAATTGGAAAGCGAAATTGTACAAGCCATTGAAGTTGGTGAGTTACCGAAATCAACTTATATCTCTAAAAAACTAGCGGACTTAGCTTACATTGCTTATTCAAATGGAATTGATCTTCCAATTGCTGATCTGATTCCTTTTGTAAAACAACAATATAAAAAAGATATTGCTGAGATGTTAGGTATTTTATCTGATGATGAAGTTGAAATGCTAGTTTCAAAAGATAGAATTAGACAAATTAGAAATAAACAAATTCAAGCAGTTAAGCCTAAAGAGAATGCTCCTAAGTCCCCTTTAAAAACTCAAGATACTGGAGTTTCTAGTAAAAAAGAAGCAGAACCTCAAAAGATTAAAGCCAAAGATTTCTTTAATTCTCTAAGGGGTTAACAAATATATTTGGGTAAATACAAGGAGATAGACTTCTAAGCAAGCATAGTGCCCTTAGAATATCGATGCTTTAATTTGTGTTATTCAAAAAGTAAAACAAAAAAACATTAATAATTAAAAAAGGAAAAACTATGTCGTCTATCTCAAAAGACTCAAAAGTACAAGATCTGCAAATTGAGCAGAAACAGTTGTGCTTGAGAGCAGATTTAGTAGCTCAAACTTCGGAATCAGCATCTATCGTTTCTATGTCAGGTGTACTAGCAACTAGAACAGTGTCAATCGATGTTAAAGAGCCTGTAAAATCGTGTCAAAAAGTTCAAGTAGTAAATCGTGCATCTGGTTCAAATGCCGGTATTTCAGCAGCCCCTTCAGTTTCTGGAAGTGTTATTTCAGTAACTCTTGACGCTACTGGATTATCAGACGTTTGTATTGTTGTAGATTATAGAAATTAATTAAAAGTAAAAGGAAATAAATTATGAGTGGAACAGCTAACACACTAGACAACCTAAATGGTTTGTACAAAAAAGTTTACGATGGTAAACTAGAAAACTTAATCCCAGATGGAGTTAAACTTCTTAACGCTATCAAATTCGTACGTAAAGAAAAGCGTCCGGGTGCTGACTATAATCAATCAGTTATCCTTGGTATGGAGCATGGCGTAAGCTTTGCTGAACCAGATGAAGGTGCTTTTGCTCTTAATCCACCTATCTCAGGTACAATTAAGCAAGCTTCAATTCGTGGTTATCAAATGGTTCTTCGCTCTGCGATGGCATTTGACACTATGTTCGCTGCAGATTCTGCAGGTGAAAGAGCTTTTGAAGAAGCTACAAAGTATATCTTCCAAGCTATGATGGATTCTATGTCTAAAAAACTTGAAATTCGTCTTTTCTACGGACAGTCAGGACTAGCTGAAGTTGGTGCTGCTTCTGGTAACACTCTTCCAATTTCTGCTGGACATTGGGCTCCGGGAATTTGGGGTGGTGCAGAAAATATGAGAATTGAACTTTATGATTCTGCCGATAATCTTCTTGGCGATTGTAAAGTAACTGCAGTTGATTTTGACAACAAAACAATTACAGTAGATGCTTTACCTGCTGGAACTCCTAAAACTATATTTGAATATGGTTCTAAAGGTAAAGAAATGGCGGGTCTTCACAAAATCATTACAAATACTGGATCTCTATTTGGTATTTCTGCTTCTCAATACTCTTTATGGAAAGGTAACACTCATTCTGCATCAAGTACGCAATTAACTTTCAAGAAACTAGCAGTAGGTCTTGCTAAACCAGTTGCTAAAGGTCTTCAGTCAGACGTTACAGTCTATGTTAACCCATCTTCTTGGGCTGATTTAATGACTGAACAAGCTGGCTCTCGTCGTTTTGACGTTTCTTATAAGTCTGCATCAGCTCAGAATGGCTCTGAAGCTCTTGAGTTCTTCTCTCAGAATGGTAAAATGACTATCGTATCTTCTATCTTCGTAAAAGAAGGTAATGCTTACGCTATCAATCATGATCAATTCCTAAGAGAAGAACTCAAGAGCTTCAGAGCC